GTATCCATTGTATTGGATGGTGATACATTTGAACTTGGATACAATACCGATTTGGATGCGCGCTACGTAGGATTGGAGGATGTCCGCTTATTTGAACATAATGACGAAACGCTTTTCACGGCAAATCGAGGAATGCCCGACGGAAAAATGCGCGTAGAATATGGCCACATTGATTATAAAACAAAGACGGCGGTTAGCGCTGTTTTAATAAAGACGGATGGGGTGCGCGATACGGAGAAGAATTGGGTTTTATTCGCCGACAAGAATGGAGGACTAAAAGTTGTGTATAATTGGGCGCCATTCACAACCTATGATATTGGACACGCAAATATGCTCATTAATCGCGTAGAGCAACAGATGCCGCCGTTTTTCGAACACGTGCGAGGCTCCACGAACGGCATTCGTGTTGGTAACGAAACCTGGTTTATATGCCATCTAGTGAGTTATGAAGACCGCCGTTACTATTATCATATAGTGGTCTCAGTTAATTCAGATACTGGCCGTATTAACCGCTGGACAAAACTATTCACAATTTCAAAAGAGAAGGTAGAATATGTATTAGGATTTATTAGATCTGGTGATGATTTCCTTATCGGATATAGCAAGATGGATAAGACGACCGAATTTGCGATGGTTAAAAGGCAAACTATTGATAATTTGTTTGTTAGCCAATAAACATTATAAAAATATAATCAAAAACAATATTACATATAAAGCACCAATATTTGTAATATGGAAAAGTTCAATCGCCTATATGCTGAGTGTTTATACAAAAATAAACCTACCACTCCCGAATTATATAATATTGGAATCAACCTAATACAAAGCAATGATTTCAGTGTTCAAGAAGACATCATATACAAAATGATGAATCTCTATCCAGATGATTACAAACTGTGTTATTTTATGGGGATCATAAACGCACAACACTCTACCGACAAAAGCCTATTTTGGTTTAAACGTTGCTACGCATTAGACCCACAATATGTAGAGAACATTTTAGACCTTACAAAAGTTCTATTTGATAATGGTAATTATGAAGAAACCAATAATATTTGTAATAAAATAATAAACCCAACCGATCGGCGCGTTCTTTTGCTAATGGGAACCTCATATATTAAGTCCGGACAATACAACGACGCCATCCGTGTTTTGGTAAAAACAATTACTGGACAAAACGATTCGACCGATTGTTATGCGTTACAAAATATGGGTATTTTGAAAAACGACATGAATATGTGTGCGGAAGCTATACACGATTTGCAAAAGGCATACGCGATTGCTCATGAAAACAAAATAAAATTAAAAATACTTGGAAACATACTCATAACATCTGACTATATTTATTTTGATTCTACCCAAAAACACGATTTAATAACGCATATAAATAGTATGCATGCCGAGACAAAATATTTTGGAGAACATACGCGAACCGTATCAAGACAATTAAAGATTGGTTATGTGTCCGGTGATTTTTCAACGCATGCTGTTAGCAACTTTATATTACCAATCTTGGAAAACCATGACAAACAGAGATTCCAAATATTTTTATATAGCACAAAACAAAATGTCTCACCGCTATTTTTTCAACTTGGATTTCCTATAAAAAACATTTATGGCATATCTAATATAAATGCGGCAAAAATGATATACGATGACCAAATTGATATACTGTTTGACCTAAATGGACACACAGATGGGTCACGTCTGGACGTTTTTGCGCTCAATCCTGCCCCTGTTCAAATAACATATATAGGCTACCCAAATACCACGGGTTTAAAATCAATGAATTATCGCCTCACTGATAATATTTCTGATCATCCAGAGACGACACAGCCATATTCCGAGAAACTGGTATATCTGCCGTCGTTTTTCCTATTATTCAAATCCATTCTTCAAATCACGCCAGTTGTGCCGCGTAAAACGGATGATACCATATATCTGGGGTCAATAAATAAGGAAAACAAGAGCAGTCCTGATGTGATACGTGTATGGAAAGAAATAATGAAAAACAACAAAAACACAAAAATCATTATCAAAACAAACGGATTGATTGACCGAACTGAATATTACAAAAAGGCTCTCGGTGTTACAGAAGATAGATTGATACTATTAAACAAAAGTTTATCTAACAACGAATATGTAGCCCTTTTTTCGAAAATAGATATATTGCTGGACACATTCCCATATTCAGGGACAACCACCACGTGTAATGCGCTGTATAATTCTGTACCGGTAGTCACACTTTATAACAAAGACTACCATTCGCACAATGTGTCGTCGTCGATATTGATACGATGTGGCTTTCCCGAATTGGTAGCACAAACCTTCCAGGAGTATGTAGACAAGGTAACATCACTCATAAAAAATACTGCGCAAATAGACGTGTACAAGACAACTATACACGAGTCTTTCAATAAATATATGAACGCATCCCAGTTTATGCAGTCGTACGAAGAAACATTAGTAGGACTATACAACGAACGTTTACCACCATAACGACAAAATCTATAACTTAGTCTCATTTTCGCCCCTACATATATTGAATGATTTTCGATGATATTGTGTGATTCCATGGGTGCGAATACCCTCAATGTGGGCCTTGGTTCCGTATCCCATGTTTTTGTCCAAAGAATACCATTCAGTCAAAAGGGGGTGTTGAACACATAGTTCGGCAATATAAGAATCGCGGGCGTGTTTAGCCAAAATGGATGCGGCGGCGATAGAAGAATAGGTACCATCGCCCTTTTCAACCGTTTCATGAGGAACATTAATAAATGTTTCAGCGGCTTCATCAAACCGCATATATGGTCGAAAATAGTTTCCATCTACAAGGAGAAGACCATCCCCTGAATATTTGCGATCAATTTTCGCAAATATTTCATTACAACACTTGTGCATACAGCGAATTACACAATTTAGAATATTATGACTATCTATCTCGTCGGCCTCGACATAAGTGATGCTCCAACTAAGCGCATTTGCTTTTATATAATCGGCAAGCTCGCCCATTTTCTTGGTGGATTTTATTTGTTTGCTGTCGCGCATCCAATCATGATGGAAAGAATCAAGGTCTTTAGGTAAAATGACGGCAGCAACATAAACACGGCCAAACAGAGGACCGCGGCCGGCCTCGTCAATTCCAATTTCAAATGCGGTATGTTCACTGAAACACGGCTTTAAACAAATACGTTCCTTTTTAACACGAGTTTTCACAGTTGCTTGTTCCATTGTTTGTAATTATGAATATATTTAGGACTTTTATTTTATGTTGTTTATAGACGTGACCATCAATTTATTGCACCGATCAATTTTATTGTGCCATCCAATTTATTGCTTTTATTTTTCGTCATAGAATATATATTTGTATAATAATAATGCATTTGGGTCCATTTCATTTATTCATTATACTATTGCTAATTTTGATGGTCGCATCATTTGCGAGAAACTGGGGCTTAACAGAAGGGTTTGTTACATTCAATCAAAACTTGTCTGCATTTACAAAAGTAAAGGTTCCCGCATATGATAAAACAAATGAAATTACCAAAATCTATGATGATATTTATTATGATCAACGAAACGGAAATGCTGTTATAGTTACAGGAACCGCATCGACACCAGCAAAAGTAACTGAACCTGAAGGAACCACTGTCACAGCAATTGATGTTTATCAACGCAAGGGTGGAGCGAGCACAAGATACAGCACTCCGGCAACTGTTAATGGTGATTCTACAACTGCGTTTCAACAAACAACTGATGAAAGTAAGATGAGTTCTATCCCCTCTATGGTGAATGAATGGTCGGTATTATCTGCTGTTAAAAATCAGTTGAACTACCTATCCTGGGGAACCAATACATTTTTGTCGGTGTTTGATTTGTCGAATACGGGAATAACCCCCGTAGCAGCGGTTGGTATTGCTGGTGCCGCCGGATATGTTCCTGCCGTGGTACCAACCTACAAAATTTGCGCGACTACTAATTATACCGGAAATGTGGCGAATGTCCAAAACTCATACAGTGTTGATATTCCGATTTCTACTTCATACACATACACGGACGACGCGACTGCGGACAAAGACTACGTAGAGCCAATTTACGACCCCAGTAAAAATCTCTACAAATTCTTGAATAATGTCTATTATGATATTGCTAACGGAAATTTGTTGATGAATACATCAACATCTACAACTGCGAAATCGATTAACCTGTATTACAGGACTCAGACAACCGGTTTAGTTAGCTCAAGTAGCATAAGTGCTTTATCAGGCACTGCACAATCATCTTCCGCATTAGAAGCAACAAAACGAGATTTTACAACCGCACAAAATCAACCGTGGTTTGTAAATGATAGTGTTAATAATAATACCATTATGTATTTACCTTCGGGTTCAAGCACAATTTTGGTGGCGTTTGCAAACAAACTTGTTAACGGTGTAGGTATTCCTATTTTGAAGGTCAGGCGTTTCACTAACAATGGAATATATTCAGACGTACAAACTACAAGTAGTTCAACTACAAGTGGTTCATCGGATACCAGTGGAAACAGCATCGATGATTCTCTATTGGATGCGTTTTCGAGGTGGTATATTTATTTCAATACCAGTGCGGTTGGTTCCGGCAATTCGAGCGATTATTTGTTGAAAACACAGATTGTGCCGCCGGTATGTCCTGCTTGTCCTGCGTGTCCTAATGGCGGAGGGTCATGTACTAACTGCGGTGGTCAAGGTGGTTCTGGAACCTTATATGGCGGCAGTTCACTCGCTGATGTAAAAGGCCCATCGAGTGGTCTTGCTTCAGTTGGACAAAGTGCCGGGTCAGCAATTTCTGGAACCGCCAATGCTATTGGTGCAACAGCGCTTGGAACTGGTATGCTTGCCGGTAACATAGTTGGAAAGACACTGGATACAGCAGGTAACATAGTTGGAAAGACACTTGATACAGCAGGTAACATAGTTGGGGGTACGGTCGGCACAGCAAGCAACCTTTTACAATCGGCCGGCAGCGGTGTAACTAATTTATTGGGCGTGAATAACCCTAACCGATTTGGATATGACCAATCGTATCGCGGTCCCAATCAGAGCAATGTTGGTTCCTATGGATACGTCCCGCAGCAAAATTATATGGCGTCGTCGGGAACCTATAACCAGGGATCCGCACCCGGTTCCAATGTAGATATTTATTCTCAATATGGCGCGATGCCGTCCAAGGGAAGCAGCAACTACCGACCCATCACAACCGATTTCAGTTCGTTCCGCAAATAAAGTATATGGTAGGTGCGTTAAAAGGTGCGTGTAAGGTGCGTGTAAGGTGCGTGTAAGGTGCGTTAAAATCGATAATTATAAATGTATTCGAATAGTAATTACAAACAAAATCTATTTACTATTCAATGATGGCTCTCACTACCGATTTATTAAACAACATATTTGAGAGAAACGCAGTGGCGAAAGAAATAAAGACACTCCTCGCGAGTTTTGATAAAAATATAAACAATCTTAATTTCAAAAAGGGATTCTATATATACGGCTCTTCCGGTGTGGGAAAGACCGAGTTTGTGACGAGTGTTTTGAAGGAGATGAATTACGATGTTATCCGATATGATGCAGGCGATTCGCGAAACAAAAGCTTGATAGACAACATTGCGAGCAACAATATATCATCGCGAAACGTCCTGGACATGATGTATAAGAAGGTCCGCAAAATCGCAATTGTGATGGACGAAATAGACGGTATGAACAGCGGAGACAAAGGCGGTTTGACTGCGCTCATCAAATTAATACGCCAGAAAAAGACGAAAAAACAGAAGATGGAGAGCATGACGTTAAACCCAATATTTTGTATAGGCAACTACAACGTGGACAAGAAAATCAAGGAGTTGCTCAAGGTGTGTAATGTGTTTGAACTGAAAACCCCGACAGAACCGCAAATGGCCAAATTAATAACCCATCTGTTTCCGACCATTGAAGAATCAAAAAAAACGGTCATTGAAAAATACGTGATGGGTGATTTGCGCAAACTTAAATTCATCCAGACACTTTACATAAAAAGCCCTGAGTCCATTGACCCGGAAATACTGAATAAAATACTTAATGTGAAGACATTCAATGAAGATACGAACAAGATAACCCAGTCGCTGCTGACGCGCAAATACAATATGACCGACCACAACAAACTGATGAACGAGACGGATCGAACCACGGTGGCGCTCTTGTGGCATGAGAATATTGTGGATCATATGCCGAAAGACCCACGCAAATCATTGCCGTTTTACCAGAAATTTTTGGACAATACGTGTTTTTCAGATTACATAGACCGTATCACATTTCAGAATCAGATATGGCATTTCAATGAGATGAGTAGTTTGATGAAAACGTTCAATAATAACCGAATCTATCATAAAGTGATTAGAAAAATCCCAACAACAACGCCGCCTGAAATACGGTTTACAAAAGTGCTCACTAAATATTCAACTGAATATAATAATACGGAGTTTATTTATGCGCTGTGTCAGAAATTGGATATGGACAAGAAGGATTTGATTGCGTATTTTCAAGAATTGAGGATGCAATATGGATTACAATGCGACGATTTCCTGAATAATATAAATATAATGAACGCACTTGAGAAGATGTTTGAGACATATGAAATAACGAAACTGGATATCAAACGAATATATAGATATATAGACCGCAATGTGAAGAAGACGGATATTAAAGAAATTGAAGATTTGGATGATGAGTAGAAAAACGCAATATACACGTATATATGGCGTTTACATAAGACTGGGGTCTGTGATTGCAAATGTTGGGGTAGATTTGCCGAGTGGTGCTGGCGCTGATGTGGTCGCTGGCGCTGATGTGGTCGCTGGCGCTGATGTGGTCGCTGGCGCTGATGTGGGTGCTGACGCTGTGGTCGCTGGCGCTGATGTGGTCGCTGGCGCTGATGTGGTCGCTGGCGCTGATGTGGTCGCTGGCGCTGATGTGGTCGCTGGCGCTTTAAAAACTGGGTTTATCATTGGATAAGGCATTTGTGCCGTCTGCGAAGGCATTTGTGCTGTCTGCGAAGGCATTTGTGCTGTCTGCGAAGGCATTTGTGCCGTCTGCGAAGGCATTTGTGCCGTCTGCGAAGGCATTTGTGGTAATGCTACAACTCTTTTTAGCATACTAATCTCCGTATTGAGTTTTGAGATTTCCTGTTGTTTATCAATCATCATACGCTGTAGTTGCTGATTCATTTGTTCAAGCTGTTGAGCATTTCTGGAAAGAGTTTCTATCTGAGTTTGTTGTCCCTTTATAAGTTCAACGATTTGTGCCGGATTCAACGTGACCGGCGGTTGTCCCGGCTGCTGCATCACAATTTGATGACCCTGTTTTGCTTGTTCTGCCGCCACCATATCCGCTCGTTCCTTCTCGATTTCCACAATTTGTTTCAGAACGTCGGGCTTCATCTTTGGATCACCTGGCTCATATTTCTCAAGCAATTTATCAATATCGTCCATAAAAAACTTCTTGATATGTGCCTCTTTTTTGTCGCGGATAAACATATCAACGGTTTTTGTAGTCTCTTTCAAAAAATCCGGATGGGGATTGTTGAGCAATTTACGCTTATCAAACGTATTATGTTCATGTGAAAAAACCAAAATTGTCTTCATCGGGTCTAACTGAACAAAAGGTACAGTGTAATCTTTCAAGAACGCACGCTCTTCCGCCAATGCGGCGGTGTCGTTATATCGATTGTTTTTCAATAGTTCTGCGCGAAACGCAAATGTTCCAGCCGTCGCGTGATTTGGCCCATAAGGACCGCACTGAATCATCTTTTTAATGTGCTTGAAATAAATATATATTTCACTTGCCCCGGCGCACAATGCGTTTCGGTCTTCATTCAAACGATCAACTGCGTGTTCAATGCGCTCAGGGGGGTAGTAATCATCATCGTCCATATATACGATGATTGACCCCTTGCATTTGGTGTGCATATAATTTCGTTTTGCGCCGAGTGGGAGCTTATCTGGAAGTTCAAAATATTTGATTTGCGGAATATTTGCGGCTTCAATTAAATCACGAACCTTGTCGGTTCCGTCATCAACGATAATCCACTCAATGCGGTCTTTGGGATACGTTTGGTGCTTGAAACATTCAAGCATAATGGGAATAAATGGGCGCCGATTGAATGTGGGAGTGCAGACACTCACTGTGGGATACAACTTCTTCGGCGTCCTATTATTATACGACGGTTTAGGCATATTAATAAATATATTTATCAGAATATATTTATGTTGTTTTGATCATTTATGTTTTAGCTAATGTTGGATTAGTATTCACCATTTGCTGGTTCACTATTCACTTGTGGTTCAGACTGTGTCGAAGGTTTTAATTCTTTCCAAGTAAAAGTCAACCACACCAACGTAAAGAAGATTGAAATAGACGCACAAATTGTTTTTAAATTGGTGGAACTTAATTTAAATGATTTATAAATAAAAATGATAGCACTTAGAAAAATAAAAACTCGGTATGTTAAATCCAAAAACTTTTTCGTGCCTGTGTTTTCATCGCCTGGTAATCCTGTATTAAGCGTATCCATAAACGAATGTGGGAAAAACTTTCCATTATCATAATAAAATTTAAGAGGCATAAACAATGTATAAGCGGCCAATATCGCAAAAAATATAAAAATAGATATGTTCAAAAATGGGAACATCACCGCTCCAAACCATAGACACAAAAATATTACAAAAAAGAATGGGATCTTTATCCAAAACTCCATATAATCAACAAACACCTTACCGGCTAAATACACAAAATATACCGAAAATATGGTTATTAACAATGGATTTGGGGGGGGGCTGTATAGGTTTAGATCTGGGAACAATTTATTACCCGAACCTTTTCCAAAAATAAGCCAATCAAAAATATTTTTCCATTGCACATTATAAAACCAATTAATAATATCCGAAAATTTACCTATCATGAACCGACTTAACCACAACAATGGTATATATAAAATCAACCAAAATGAGACTTTTTTATTTGTTGTCCATTTTTCAATATCAAACATATCATCGTTATTTGCACCGAGTGCTGACGAAGCTAAATTTTGTAAATTCGCCAAATCCATATTGGCCCTATTTGTATATGCTTGTTTTGCTGTGTTTGCTGCCGTCATTAAAAAATTTATATTTTCAACTACTTTTTTAAAAACAGGCACTATAAATATTTTATCAAATGGGGTGGTTTCAACCGCACCTGTAGTTTTATGAATAATATTTTTCCATGAAATTTGTGTTAATCCAATTACTAAAATAACACTTAACGCATCTTTCAAAATTTTATTATCGGAATCAGATACACCAATGGATTTTAAAATTTCATCTTGAATCTTTGGCTCTAGTTTGTTTTTTTTATTTGTTGATTTCTTTTTTGTCGATTTCTTTTTTGTCGATTTCTTTTTTGTTGATTTCTTTTTATTTTTAAGACCTTCTTTAATATCGTTATATTCAGAATCATCATCACTATCATAATTCGTTTGCGTAAATGGTTCTTCTTCGTCACTATCATAATTCGTTTGCGTAAATGGTTCTTCATCATCGCTATCATAATTCGTTTGCGTAAATGGTTCTTCTTTACCGCCTCTATTATTAATAAATTCTTCTGCCTTATCATATGATTCATCATATAGAGATTTCATCATTCGCATTTGTTTATAATTTATTTGTTCCAAATTGGATTGAGAAGAAGACATCCTATATACTTATAATAAAACTTATTTCGCATACAATAACCCACAATACCCGCCGATGAACGACAACACATTATATCGCTCCTCAAAAATTTTCATATTATAATTGTATTCGTAGAGGCGCCACGACGCTGCATTGATTATCACCGACCCGTCGACATTACACTGGACTTGATAATTGGAATTAATGGTGTCTATTTGCGGGACATAGGTGTTTACTTCAAGTTCAATGGATTTGAATTTCGACATATTTACGGCGCCCGACGGTTGATACTCATGGGGATCCGTATTCAAACAGAAATTGTAGCAATATAGTCCCTTGTTTGTGAATCCGCTAGTACGGGTATATTTTTCCACATAATCAAACACCTCGCGGGTCAATACATTTTCACGATATTCACCGTTAAACAGTATGCCCATGGTTTCCAAAATTTCCTTTTGATTTTCAACATTAAACACCCCCGAAATAAAAATACCCGTATTGGATTCGTCTGGATTTAGAAGCGGGCCTTTTCCGAACCCGAGCGTGCTATTTGGTGCCGGAAATTGACTTGCCGACTCAATATTCTGAGGTATATTCCGATATGGCCAATTTGTGTAATTACTCCATTCGTTACGCATGTACACGTCATTGCGCTGTAAATACCACATCCAGTTTGCGACCATACCAGTAGTTTGTAATTTGACTTTCTTGGAACCGGTAACATTTTCATAATTGTATTCCACCACGTCCTTTATCAGGTAAATCTGGTCTTCCCCCGTAAAAGTCCGGATCTCTTCTTTGGACAAGAAACAGTAATTTGCTAAAATGTGGACGTCGGCGTTCCAACCCGTCAATTTGTTTGGATAATTTACAGGGCTAATATCATCAGAGGGTGGCGTTTGTAAATAGCGATATATTTGGAATTGGGGTTTTGTGAAGTCGGGACGCACATAAGGAAAGTTATTTCCATAATCAAAAACGTCACGCACCTGGAAAAGTTCCTCTATCGGACGCATAGTCACATTTATATGGAGTTCATTGTATTGAAGGGCAACCAGAGGAAAGGCGCATCGACTGTCCAAAGTAAACCACGTATTAATTGGAATATACAGAGTTCGTCCACGAATAGATGGCTCTTCTCCCACAGATTCGCCTGAATAAAACGCAGATGGATAACAATTTGCCCTGCTTAATGCGCTTGCGGGATTATTTAATACATGTGTGTGTCCAGTCATTTCATTGAAAGCTGTTTTTTTTGTATAATCAAAATCACGCTCTACCACGGCGGCTAAATATTCACCTGAATATTTCTGCAGTGTGAAATTGCCGCATTTGATTTCAATTTCCTTAATCATACTTGTCCCCAAATCTTGTATCCATCTAAAATCGTATGGCGCCCATTTGTTGCTAGTCGACTCACATGGGTGGTATATGGGGCTCCAAATATGAGGTAACGTCACTACAATATAGGTGTCCATTAACAACTCGGCATATCGCGGTATTTTAAATGAAAAAACAGACGGTTCCGACAGACGTAAATCACGCTGTCCGTCATAGTCAACCCGAAATTTTTGCATGCCGAAATTTGTGTATTTAGAATAAGTCACTCGAAAAAATGTTTTGGTTGGATTACCAGTTAGAATTAGATTGTTGTTGCCTTCTGATATGATATTTAATAAACCACCGGCCATTGTATTATATTGTATATGTCTATTATTTTTAACTATTTTACAATGAAGACAAATAAATATTATGCGCTTATTGTATAATGCATATTGTAAAAAAGTTTATAGTTCTATTTATAATCCTAATTGCATCATACATATTGTATAATCTATTCAAGCAGAGGAGTGAGAACCGGATTACATCGGCAGCGGAAATAAAAGCGGCTTCTGTGGTAAAAGAGGGATTCTCGATTGTCCCAGCAGCCACGCCCGAAGAAGAGGTTAAGTCTCTACCTATTGGCGGCGTTAATATTCAGTCAATTCCGGAAACGCAACTTGATCTACCTCTACGTGAATTCATTGTGAAATCGTCATATAATAGTGGCATCAGCGGCAAATTTGCGAGCATACACGCACTCCGATATGTTTTAGGGCGTGGGTGTCGTCTTCTCGATTTTGAGATATACACACGCGAAGGTTCTGAATATGTTTCGTTTGCGAACGACGACGAGTTCTCTAGTTTAGGAACGAACAATCGCGAACCGTATCGCCTGAAGCTGACGAACGCATTAAATATGATTGGCGGCAGTGCTTTTTCGTCCGATTCGCCGTCGCCGGGCGACCCTATATTCATCCAATTACGCGTGAAAAACAATAATAAAGATACGTATACACGTATTGCGAAGGCAATCGACTTTGCGTTCAACAGTCGACTTGCTACCGAACCAATCAACAGCAGCACCCCAATCCGCCGCATAATGGGCAAAGTCGTCATAATTATGGACAAATCCAGCTCACCTGATTACAAGAATTACACGAATTGTGATAGTGCTGATACTGGGTGTTTATCATTGGACAAATATATTGATTTAGAAAGCGGAACTACTGAGTTGTCTAAATTTTTATACACGGATTTTGATAAAATCAGCAAAAACAAGGTGATGCCTGCGTCCTCTGGAAACGCATCCGATATAACGACGTTCACGATGATTACGCCTTCTCAATTTGACGAAGTTGGCGCACCAAAACCGGAAGAGACGTTAAAAAACTACTATTCTCAATTTCTCCTCTATAAATTCTACGAACCAGATGAAAATTTAAAAGCATACGAAGAGTTATTTAACGCAAACAAATCGTCATTTATGCCAATGTCGGCTTTTATCGCGATTTCAAACCGTAAAAATTCGGCACCAATGAACGACGACAATCAATAAAATCCCGCAATACAATATAGGATGTCGAGTGTGTTTGATAACAAGAGTTGTCTCGATAAAATGACGTTTCAAGAATGTGAGCTCGCCATTCTGAGAGATGCGGTAGATGAGAGTGAAAAGGTGCAAGGTCGAAGAGTCGCAACCAACGAGGATGTGAAAGAAATTATCAAAATATTGGAGGATTTTTTGCAAGCCCGACCGCTCATTTGCTATGGCGGAACTGCGATTAATAATATACTTCCTAGGTCCGACCAGTTCTATAACCGCGATATGGAGATACCTGATTATGATTTCTATTCCAAAAGTGCTCTAGATATTGCGAAAGAGCTTGCCGACATATACGCCGACCATGGATATACTGAAGTAGAGGCGAAGGCAGGTATGCACTACGGAACCTTCAAGGTATTTGTGAATTTTATTCCTATTGCCGACATAACGCATTTAGACGAAGTTATTTTCGACGAACTTATGAACGACAGTATCAAGATAGCGGGCATTCATTATGCATCTCCAAATTTCTTGAGAATGAATATGTTTTTGGAATTGTCACGACCAGCTGGCGATGTGAGTCGCTGGGAGAAAATATATAAGCGTCTGGTTTTGTTAAACAAACACTATCCTCTAGACGCAAAAACAAACTGCGAAAATATTAGTTTCCAGCGTGTTATGGAAAAGGGTAGTTTTCGAAAAAACAAAATATCTGAAGAAGATCTCCACATTATAATCCGGGATTGTTTGACTTCTATGTCGGCTGTTTTTTTTGGAGGATATGCGTGCACATTGTATTCAAAGTATATGCCGGAGAGAGAAAAACACATTGTACAAAAAATTCCGGATTTTGACGTCATCCTAGAGGATGTCGATCGGTCTGCTCTTATTTTGAAAGAGCGATTGGAAGAACATGGGTTCAAAAATATCGAACTTATTCAACATGCTAATATTGGTGAAATTATCCCCCGACATATAGAGGTGCGAGTGAATTCGGTTGCGGTGTCTTTCTTGTATGAACCAATTGCGTGCCACAGTTATAACAAAATAATGGTTGGGAACGATGTAGAGGTGTGTGTTGCGACAATCGACACAATGCTCACGTTTTACCTGGCGTTCATGTATGCGAAAAAACAGTATTATAAGAAAGACCGTATCATATGTATGGCGATGTTTTTGTTCAGAGTGCAGCAGAAAAACAGGTTGAGCCAGAAGGGACTTTTGAAACGATTCACCATTGATTGCTATGGAAAACAGCCGACATTGGAGGATATCCGCGCCAAAAAGGCGGAGAAAATTCGGGAATTATATAAGAAAAAGGGGACGCGTGAATATGATGAGTGGTTTTTGAAATACAATCCGAATATGGGTAAGGGCGAAAGAAAACCGATAGTTTCAGAGAAAGATCCTATTTTGAACTCAGTGTTTAAGAAAACGTCGGGGTTCGAAAAGGTGATTGAAGAGAAGGAGAAGGCGAAGGTGTTGGAAAAGGAGTTGGAGAAACCCAAACATCGCAAAACCGCAGAAAAACGACGCAAAAAAAATAAAACCAATCGAAAGAGAAAAGAAAAGAAGGTTGTTAACAATGGGTTTTTGTTTTAGTTATGTATTGTTTCCAAACATTTTTGGAAACAAATTATTATTATTTTATCACGATATTGCGACGTCCTCGACGTTTATCTGCTGTATTGGTTGTTTCTTTTTCGAGCACCTCAATTTGAATCGACTCGTCCGCCTTTGGCTCTTCCATTTTTGGCTCGTCTGCCTTTGGCTCATCCATTTTTGGCTCGTCTGCCTTTGGCTCATCCACTTTTGGCTCTTCCACTTTTGGCTCTTCCACTTTTGGCTCTTCCACTTTTGGCTCTTCCACTTTTGGCTCTTCCACCTTCGGCTCGTCTTCTTTTTGAAACGTAATATCCTGATTTATTTCTTGTAAAAAACAATCTATCTTATTATTCAGTTTTGATAAATAGGTGGTTTGCGTGTCTTGGAAGAATAATAAATAATTAGTATAGAGGTCAATCTGATCTTTTAATATTGCGTTATCATATTCAATCGTGTTAATAAGATTTATAATATAAATTCCCGTCTTGGATTGTTTCTTGTATTGGCGAATCATTGTCTCGCTCTCTTTGTATTTATCAATAAGAACACACGTCAGATAAATAACATCATCGTGAATATCCGAAATCTGTTCCAATGTAAATTCAGAATTTATATCTAAATCTCTATATTCGGGGTGTGATTTTTGGTTTTTGTTTTCCAAATTATATTCTTCAAACAGTTTCAATATAATATTATACAATTTGTAATAATCCCGGTAGGTCCGGTTCAACAATATATTAAACGTTTTATGTAAATGCTCAACCTCATACAGCATCGTCTTGTTCTGGAAATTAAAGGATTCCAAACAAAAAAGGAAAATCTGTTTGTGGTTGTTTTTTTCAGTCAAATCCACATAGGTTTCCCTAAGTATATTAATTTTTTCCCTTATCGTTTTTATAGTATGCGTGATGGAGATGATGTTTCGCTGTATATTGGTAGTAAATTCTCCCACTATTTTTTCAATTTGCGATTCCATTCGACTCTCTCTCTCTTGTATTATTGATAGATTTTCTTACCACGTAATTTTTGTCCATTGTGAGGGGAACATTGTATCCGGAAACGCATTGTTTCCAAACCATTTGTCTGGAAAACATACGGTATTTGCTCGTCTATCCATGTATGCCCCCCACCAGCTAAAACTGCTATTAGCAATAATATGACCTGAACAGCACGACATATACAGCATCTCTTCCCATTCCGACTCACCTACAAAACGCCTAAACACACAATTGGTGAAACTGGATTCTAATCGGGCTATATCACTATTCCGTATTGTGTCGGCGTCTTCATCTTCGCAAAAATAAATTACCGTATATTGGTCTCTCGGATTGACCGCAGTAATATACGCAAGTGCGTTCTCATAATATTCAAGAGGCATTATTGGATGTATATGTTGGAGCTCTTTGTAGTCACCTCTACGAAAATGCATGCTAATACAAAATTTGGATGAATACGTTTCATTAAACTTCGCAAATATGGTGTCTTGTATTCGGGCGATTCCAGTCAGTGTGGATATCGCCAAATAGTATTCTTCGAAATACACAGGGCTCTGAAAATATCCGTCCAGTATAACGGGTGTATTTTGTGGAGCTTCTAATTGATAATCGTCCTTTTGTGATATTTTATACATGGCGTCTGGGTCTATATAGGTGCTCAAATATGGGACCAATCCTTTCAAAAAAGATCCCCAGTATACTGGACGTTTTCCGAGATGTTCTGTGCGCATAAATTGAAAATTCACGTTGTGTTTCATGGAATACGCAATTGTTGTGAATATCTGAAAAAGCTGGTTTCCCAAACCACCATACAAAAAACATGAAACAAACATCGTCCTCTAATACTGTGTAAAAAAACATTCGTTTAAATTAGTTAAATTATAAAAGTTAATACAAGGTTTATATAGTTAATAAAGGGTTTATATAAGGTCGACCTTTCATGCTTTATACAGTCGACCTTTCGGACTTTAAGTTTCCCGAAAGGGTTTATAAATTGATGTGTCCAGTCACAATATCGGTTATTTCTTCGACTACATACGCCATTTGAGCTTTAATTATTGATTTGCGCTCATCATCGTGGGTTATATTCAATTCGTTTATTAAATTTTTCAAATCGGCTTTAAGAAACCCAAGACGTTCATCTTTTATTGAAACGGCAGGTCCCTTAATTGAGGATACCGGTATTAAATCATTATCGGCGTCGTATTCGTCCAAGTCACCATATGAGCCAACTGGTGCTGCTCCAGCCGCCGCTCCTGCGGCAGTTATATTTTCTTCTTCCTCCACAAAGTCTTCCATCAAATTTATGGGGGTTATTTCTTCTCTGTCGTCTTCGTTTTCGTCTTCGTTTTCGTCTTCGTTTTCGTCTTCGTTTTCGTCTTCGTTTTCGTCTTCATTTTCGTCTTCGTTTTCGTCTTCATTTTCGTCTTCGTTTTCGTCTTCGTTTTCGTGTTCGTTTTCGTCTTCGTTTTCGTCTTCGTTTTCGTCTTCGTTTTCGTCTTCGTCTTCGTCTTCAACTTTTCTATAATAAAGGTCCTTCGCAATGTAAAACGACACAAGCAAATTGCTCAAGCAGTAAACATAAACGATAGTGTCTTGTTTTTGTTGGGAAAACTCGCCGGTGTAGTAGCGTTCCAACTTTGACAAATAGGGGTCAATCGCGATTAACGCATAAGTAGCGGTTGCAATTAACAAACCCCCGGCCAAGAAAAGCAGGTATTGGTTCTTGGTATTTAAAATTAATTCATACCAGTTATTTATTTGTATGAATAGGGAGGCGTCTGCTTGGACATTTGCTTGGACATTTGCTTGGACATTTGCTTCGACATTCGCTTGGTCAAGCCGTGTTGCCGATTTTGATCGGGTAATCATAGGGTGGGCATTCGCCATAGTGTGTGCGTTCATTTTTAACAGGTGTTTGGTTATATTTATTTATGATTTAGATACATTTAAAATTTGGTGTTCAATTTTATGATTCATCTCTTAATTTTAAAAATCCCTGTATAATATACACATCCGACGATGAATGCGGCTGAAAAAATTAAAAAAGAAATTAACGGCGCTGCTGAAGAATTAAAGCCAAGTGACGGCGATGAATCCACAGGAGCTGCATCATCCACTGCGGTAAAGCAGGTTGACTGGTCTCCTGAAAACGAGAAAATCGTAGTCGAATGGTGTGACATCGCAAAATGCTACAAATGGCTTCACACTCGTGCTCATCAAAAGTACGCATACATGCACGCCTGGTTCACTATCCCCGCCATCATATTCTCCACAATAAGTGGAACCGCATCTTTCGCCCAAACCAGTCTTCCTGTTTCAACCCAGGCATTCGCACCAATGGTGATCGGTTCCGTCAACATTCTAATTGGTATCTTAACCACTATACAACAGTATTTGAAAATATCTGAATACAACGAGTCGCACCGCGTATCGGCTATTGCCTGGGACAAATTCGCCAGAAATATCCGTATTGAATTGGCAAAACACCCAGATGAGAGAACTTTAGACGCCGGGCATTTTCTTAAAACGTATCGCGAGGAATTTGACCGTTTGATGGAGACAAGTCCGTCCATACCGGATTCAGTAACGCAAGAATTCTTACAAATATTCTCGGGTCTTCCGGTTAAATACTGCTGCTGTTTGTATAAGGGCAAGACTAAGGACTATAAGGAAAAGAAGAAGATTGAGGACAAAAAGAAATACACGGATTTCGATATATTGAAGAAACCCGACGTTTGTAATATAATTGTGAGTTCAGACGGCGAACGCCATCCGTGGTATAAAGAGACTGAGAAGGAGAAGAATATGGAACTCATCAATTCGGTTGTGTCTGAGAAAATAAATCAAATAGAGGACAATGTGCGTGCTGAAAATGAGATGCGACGAAAAACTGAAGAAATTATGACCCTGCGTCAAGCAGAGAAGGAGAGAGCCTATAAAGAAAAACAAATGACGGAGAAACAAATGAATGATCACAAACAACAACAACAATATAAGATTGTAGATTTTATAGGAAAATTCATTGAATCATATGAAAGAACACCGCAAAATTATGAAATTACTGGGGCGCTTAAATATGATATAGAAGCTGATATTTTAGACGAATATTTAAAAACATATGACCATAAGACATATAAACGGGTAAATGTGTTGAACATTGTATAAGCTAATCTTAGCGACCAATAAGCGTTGCTTAGCTTAGCGACCAATAAGCTAATATTAGCGACCAATACGCGTTGCTTAGCTTAGTCACCGATAAGAAACGTGTTTATCAGATAAGAATTGACTCAACCGTATCCGACACAAACCAATAGTCTTTGCCGTCTTTTCTGAAAAAAATACTATCATAATCAAGCGTTTTCTGGTCATCCGGTCTTTTTTGAAACGCCTCTATCATATCATCGCCCAATAAATACACAGTTGTTTCAGTAAAAAACGCATATCTTTCATTACCGGATCCACCTACCTCAAAATATTTGCCGTTTTTAAATAAACCCATATCTTTGACGGCAGTTCCACAATGTGGTGGCGAAACTTGTTTTTCATCATAATATCGCAAATCCGTATTTGCCTCGAAAAACGCAAAAATATTTTCTGATACGGGGACTCCGGCAACCTTTTTCAAAAACATCAATTCGTCCACTACGGAATTTAAATGATTATCGGCCAATGCGTAGTTAAGGTCCTCTATTTCAAAGAACGCAAATACTTGTTTTTTTTCGTTTTCGTCCGGTATAAATCCACGATACTCAAATTTAGGAGGCGTCGAAAACATTGCGTTCACATGGGTTTCACATTTAGTTTTAAACTCGTTTTCTAATTTAGTATCTTCTTCGTTCTCTATTTTACTATTTCCATCAATCGATATATCTTGATTGAAATTATAAAATACTGCTTCTTGGTTTTCGGTTTTTATTATGTATTTCACAAACTTATGATCTTTGTCTAGATAAAACACACAGATATGAACGGTGATTTCTGTAGAGTCCAGACCATTCACATATGAGGATAACGTATCTGCTAATTCACCTGGATAAGTTGAGTCATCTTTCACAGAACCTTCAGTATTTGAATCTGAGTCGGGAAAGTTTTGTATTGAATCTGTGTCTTCTGTATCAGATTCGTCTACATTGGGTTCTTCTGTATCAGATTCCTCTTTTACGGGTTCATTTGCTTCCGAAAAGCTTTGTATTATAGAATTATCTACTTTGGAATTCTCTACCTGGTCTGGTGCTTTTTGTTCTGGCGTCGACATATTTTAGTAAAATGTATAATAGTAATATATATTATTATTATAAATGGATTTTCTAAGCATTGATAATGTTATACGTCGAGCAAAATCAATGATTGTAAACCCACAAGTTGCTACATACGCGTGTATTGGTATAACTACAACCATGTTAGCTTATTATACTATTTTTGAAAATGGCGAGTCTTCGAAACCAGAAGAAAGGAAAGAAGAGTCAGTAGAAGAACCAGAATCTGAAGAAAAAGAAGAACCTATAGAGGAATCTGTGGAGGAATCTGTGGAGGAAGAAGAAGAACTTACCGCACCTTTGGCTGGGGGTAAGCGAAAGAAGAAGTCTCGTATGAACACACGCAAAGATAAAAAGAACAAATCAAAACGCAAGCAATCCAAATAAATTATTCAAGCAATATTGCGATTCCGCTCTTCTGTTCCGGTGTAAGCGTCTGTGGAAACTCAACCTCAAATTCAATAATCAGATTCCCAGGCGACTGTCCGTCTCGATGCATACCCATTGTGTTAATCACTTTCTTTGAACCTGGTGGTATAATTGTGGTTGTATTATTGATGCCGATTGTTTTCCCGTTCAAATGCGCGATTTGGAATGTGAATCCACATAGCGCCTCTTTCAAAGACAGCTGTTTCTTAAAAACCAAATCTTGTCCATTTCGCGTAAATTCAGTGTCGTTTTTTACAACAATCATTATTTTAACATCACCTTTTATATTTGTATTAATTGTGTTTCCACATTCACTTAATACTATTACTTCGCCGTCGCCGATTCCTTTCGGCACGTTCAAATGAATCGTCTCTATTTCGGTGATTTGTAAATCGCCACGCTGATTCAATTTCTGGATTTCAATTGGGATGGTTGCACCCATATATGCAGTTTCTAAACTGATTTCCACCGTTTTGTTTATAGGTTGCGGTTTGCTCACGTGTCGCTGAAAAATTATATTGGGACCGCCGCCACCACCATGTATTATCTCAATGCCTGGTCCACCGCCGTTCATAAACATTTCGAAAATACTACCTAAATCAGGTCCCATTCCTTGTCCTTGGCCGGGAAAGCCAAAACCAAAGCCAGGAGGAAAGCCGGGAGGAAAGCCGGGAGGAAAGCCATGACCAGGGAACCCAGGAGGAAAGCCATGACCAGGAAAGCCGGGAGGAAAGCCGTGTCCGTGTCTAACCCCGTCTAGTTCATTATTGTATTCTTGTCTGGTGCCTTCGTCTTTCAACACCTCATATGCAGTGTTTATCTCCTGCATCTTTTGATGCGCTGTATCGCTCGAATCACGGTCTGGATGATGCTTAAACGACAGCGACCGATATGCTTTTTTTACTTCGGTCTCGTTCGCGTCTCTTGAAATTCCTAACGTCTCGTAATGGGTCGGCATTATATAATCACAGGCACAATTATTTTACATACATTTACCGAGAAATATGTTTTTAATAAATCATATAAACAATACCTATTAGTATATCTAATAAATATGCAAACAGCCCGCCTATTGGACGAAACCACATTTATAACAAAATACAAACCATATCGCATCGATGATTTTTTCTTGGAACCCGCGCACAATCGTGTTTTAAAAATGTTGATTGAAATCGACGAACTAAATATCTTGCTTGTCGGCAATTCGTGTTCTGGAAAAACGGCTTTGGTGGATGCGTTTATCCGGGACTATTATAAATTGTCGAACGACACTTCTTTCCCGGAAGACAATATTTTGTTAATCAACAATCTGAAGGAGCAAGGCATCCACTATTTCCGCAGCGAAATGAAGACCTTCTGTCAATCACGCTCCAATATCAAGGGCAAAAAGAAAATGATTATTGTGGACGACATCGACCTCATCAACGAACAAAGTCAACAGGTGTTTCGCAACTACATAGACAAACACAGCCACAATGTGTTGTTCATATCGGTATGCACGAACATCCAAAAAGTGAATGAGAGTCTACAGTCGCGACTCCACATCATCAAGATAAACCCGTGTAAACGTGAGAACTTGGTTCAAACTATGGAAAAGATTATCACAAGGGAGAAACTGATGATCGACGCCGATGCGCGTGAGTTCTTACTGGATATCAGCGACAATTCGGTGCGCGTGTTAATTAATTATTTGGAAAAAATATATATTTTAGGAGAGCACGTCACAATGGACATCGCGCACCGTCTATGTGCGAATATTTCCTACGTCCATTTCGAGCGGTTTATAGACAGTCTTAATAAAAAGGATTTGAAAACCGCCGTTCTTATCCTATATGAAGTCCACGAATATGGGTATTCGGTGATTGATATTTTGGACTATTTCTTTTCATTCGTAAAAATGACGGACAAGATTGACGAGGAGATGAAATACCAGATTCTACCTTTCCTTTGTAAATACATTACCATTTTCCACAAGGTTCACGAGGACGTTATTGAACTTGCCTTTTTTGCAAACAATTTGCTGATGCTGTTCAACCAGTATAAGGAACAAAATGAGAACACGGTAAGCTATAGTAGCTCGGATGACGAGAGCTAGTAAGCTAATGCGACAAAAATTATAATATGTAGTAAGTATATACACTATATATTATTCGCGAAATGCTCAAACAGACATTTAAACAGGCAATTCCGAACAGCCTTTTGTTTGACCTTTTAGAGCAGGTTTGTCTGAAAACCGACAAATATTACTTTTTTGATTTGAATGCTTATAAGAAAATGATTTTTTTGAATATACATCCGGCGTTTATTTTGGCGCTACGGGACTACTACCATACATCAAAAATATTCTATTTGGAACGCAACATCACCTACGGGGTGTTTACAAATATTTTACGGCAAATATGTAAATTCTCCAAAATTGAGGTGGAGTCCGAAATGAAATATAACTATTCGCAATATTACATTAATTTTTATATTTATCATACGAATAAATGAGTGGTCATTTTAATGCCTTTATAAGTCGGCGTTATACCTCTTTATAAGTCGGCGTTATACGCCTTTAAATTCTACGCTGTGTATGGCGCGAATTTCTTACTCCACTCCCACTACCGCTTGTGGATAAACTATTGGGTTTATAGTATACTTGAGCGTTATTTGTAAATAAACTACACATAGAACAAGGACGTTGAGCTGGTGACGGTTGCGTATAAGGGTATAAATAATAAATACCAGTCTCAGTTAAACTAGTTCCACTACTATATGGTCCACCATTTGGCGATGGATTTGTACCGTCATAATTACTATAAATTATCCATGATGAAATATCATTTACCGTTTCTATCGTATAAGTAGAACCATAAATGCCGTCCGTATTGTTGCTCGCATCGGTTTCATTACTAAAATAAATAATATATACAGGTCCACCAACACGAAATCCAGTTTCACTCATTGGTCCAAGTAATAACCGATCAGAATATCCAGTATTGATAGTGTAATGTTCAACTCCTTCACTAAAAATATACGCGTCACCGGCAGTAATTGGATACGATTGACCATCTATAAATAAATTTCCAATACTATCGGTTAAATACATTAAATATGTATTACTAAAATGTGTTTGACCTGTATCCGTGTGTTGAGGGGTATCTCCCTTAATCCATCTCATCGGGATAGAGGTAATCTGAGATAAATTAATATTAAAACCATTTTCTAATTTGCTTTTAATTTCATCCGATAATTCAATAGAAAAATCGACTTTGTCTAACGTTGAAAGTTTTTCCCTATTGGTTTGGACAATGGGAGAATTTAATATATCTGAAATTTCATTAGACGATAGTAGATTCGATATCATATTATATAAATTATATGATATATAAATTGGCGTTTCAGGTCTTTATATCGCCGCAACACTCTTCATTTCTTTACTTGTAAAATACTCGTCTGTCGTATTCACAATAGACGCTTTCAAATATTTCACAATAATGATGTTTGTTTTCATAACCTCAGCCGATGACAGCTGCGCCAACCATTGATATTTGGTGCGTTTCAAGACTTCATCCGCCGGCACGTAAATCCCATACGCGTCCTTGTCTAAATCCAGATAGTCCTCGCTCATCAAATCCTCCAGCAAAATCGGCTTTCCCGCGTGTGGTTTTTACACCCATATTTTTACCGCATATTCGCTCCATTGTTCCCGCCGAAATCTTGTCGCTTAACCACCTTTGTGAAAGTCCCAAAAACTCCGCTTCCGACGACAAGAACGTCTTGGCCGTGCGCGCATCCAAATACTCGACGAATTCGCGAATCACCGGGCATCCCTTGCGTGCGCACACAAATTTCATACTTGGGGCAAAAGCCGATCCTACGCTCGATGTACGATTCACCTCTTCTCCCACGCACGGATTGCCTTCCGAGCACTCCTCATACATTGTCTTCAATGATTTCAAACAAATGAATGAGTTCGGCACCGTAACGCCCCCGTATAAATGGAGGAGCCGCATCATACCATATTCGCGATAAACCGCGCGCAAAGGGGTGGGGACATTCAGCATATCCACCTTCCAATCGGGCAACAATCGCGAAAATGACTCGTCGTCAATGAGACAAATGTTGAAATCCCCACCGCAATGATTGATAATAGATTTTATGATAAGGTGGATATAAGGTTGATTCAAATCAGTGCTATTACGACTATAGAAATCCTTCCATTGACGCGCATTTTTCTCGTAGGATGAGTGGATCCACAGTTTGGGGCGGTTCATTCCATAGAGCGGCGAATCGTTCAACAAATATTGGCGAATCATCTCGTTCTCGGCGTCGTTGCTAGTAAGTCCTTGCTTTATTTTATCACCGAAATAACTTGCAATTCCAACAACAGCAATTGCCGCTAAATATCGATATGTATATTTGCTATCAAACATTCTGATTTGGTTCTTATATATTCAAGATATAGTTTTTGTAAGCTTTGTGACGGTGTATTTATGTTAAGAATAATACAGACTAATGGGTTGGTATTATTTGCGTTTATTTTACCGGAGGAGTTGCGGGTTCGGCATTTGAACCAAAAATGCTTCCTAGAAATGATGTTTCTTTCTTAGGTTTCTCTGCCTTGGATGAAGATAATTCTTTAACATCTGATGATTTATCCACCATCGGCTCTGTCATTGGCTCTACAGCAGGAGATGGCTCAGTAATCTGCTCTTCTACAACCTTGGGCTCCTTTTCCACCTTAGATTTATCAACCTTAGGCTTCTTTTCATTTTCAACCTTAGGTGCTGCTTCGTTCGATCCAAAAATGCTTCCTATAAAAGAGGTATTCGTTGTTTCAACAGGCTTTGCTTCAACGGGCTTAACAACCTTGGTCTTTTTTAACTTCCTGGTTTTGGTTATCTTCTTTACAGCAACTTGTTTCAAAAGCTTGTCCAATTGGCCCGTAGTTATACAGACTTTATGCGAACCGTTAGGACAAGACTTTCCTCCTTTCAAAAGCTTCTTTTTGTTATTCTTCTTTTTCGATGACGGCATCTATATATTATACGCATTTATTTTACCTCTAAATATGGGTTTCAGCGCAATTGTAAAAAGGCCGCGCGTACCGATTTTTGTTTCTCCTCGTATTCTTTCTGAAGCATAAAATCACGGTGCTGTTTGTTCATAATTGTCTGTTCGTATTCTTTCTGCTGACGTGCTAAAATCGATGCTGCCTGTTCTTTTGCGAGGGGTGCCGTGCCTCCACCAGCATCGCGGTCTTTCACAAACTGATCAACCGTCTTGTATTGCGGCCGTTTCTCATAATCTTTCTCCGACACCGCAAATACGGTTTGGTCTTTATGGACTTTGCGTAAATCGTCGAATTTCAGTTTGCTAAAGACATCGCAGGCGACGTAGTCATCGCCATCATCTACGTCATAACAACTGGTCGCGCCGCCACCCGACATACGCAGCTCCTGTACGCCCTTATACACTTGGAGTGCCGCCTGGCGCTGCTTCACGTTTTCCAATTCGGCGCCCATGTTTTTCGGATTGACGTGTTTATTACTAAAATCGTCCAATACGGGCTCCGCCTGCTTGAACCAATCATAGCGAGACGTGTCCTGTTTTCGCACCATATTTTTGTCGTAGAGCTCGTTGAATTTACTGTTGAATGCGCCGCCGTCCATCTTTTTGGCGACAGAAGCCATTTGCTGGGCAACCTGGTCGTCTTGTGCTGCGTTTCCGATGGATTTCGAGGCCACCACATTCGGGCTATATACGACGGCGGTCGGCGAGGCCTGCTCGTTGAATTTGGTTTTCTGTTTGTAAATATTAAGCACAATTTCGTAGGCCTGTTTGTAAAAATGGAAATAATGGGGTGGGAGCCGAGACTTGTCGGGATGGGTCATAAGGACCTTCTTTTTGGCCGCGCGCATGGCGTCGTCGGTGAGACTGTAGTCCAGGTCAAAGAGCCCAAATATTTCTTCGAGTGAATAATTGTTGATATCCAAATTGTGTGCCGACATTAGTTAATATGGAGACGGATTTTGTTTGGGGGATTTGGACGGGATTAAAAATAAAAGAACACAATCGCGCAACCGGGAGCACCGAATTCGCCGTTTGCTCCTCCTTGGGTTACCCCTGCCATTCCACTATTTCCTCCTTCACCAAATGATAAAAACGTTATTGGATTAACATTATTTGTAGTAATCTGTGTTTGATTAGAAAACATTGGAATTATACCAGTATTTATAATATTATTGTATGGTGGTAGCCCACCAATTTTTTGACCGCCACTTCCAGTTGTTATACTACCTCCAATAATACCAGGATTTCCAGCATAAGCATATATTGTGTTTGTTGGAACTATTGCCGCTGCTGCTCCAGCAGCGCCAGCAGCGGCGGTTGTTCCGCCACCACCACCACTACCACCATTAACGCTGTATGTTGTTCCAGCAACCGTGATACTTGAACCAGAAGCATTTCCTCCAGCCGAACCAAACGTCGAATTGGTGATGGTTGTTGCTCCGGCACCGGCCGCTGAGGTAGTGCCAATAAAACCATACAATCCACCTCGCCCAATTATTAGCGAATATGGCGCAGCTGGTAAATAGTATGCAGATATGCCGCCACTACCGCCACTTCCACCAGCAAATGTTGTTCCAGAAACTTTTTTAGATCCACCACCACCTCCGCCACCACCACCCACTAAAATCACCAACATATTGGTCGCGCCAGCTGGCGGAATTATATTATTATAACTTGCGTCAATGCCTGCTGTAAAATTTGTTGCTGTGTTTTGATATCCTGGGTACACTACATAAGTTGGACTAAACTTATTAATAATTTCATTATCCGTATATTCATTTACCATAGTATACATGCGATAATCGTTGTTAAAAGTGGTTTCATTTGTTGTACCTGTATAAAAAGGTTTTAAAAATTTTAACGGCATATCATCCACAATATAATTTGTTAAAGTTATATTCGACGAATTAGTAATACTAGGAGTAGCTAAAAATTTACCAATATCTAATAATTTATTTGAAATTGTATTTGTTGAGTAATTATAATTATAATATCCTGTATAAATAAAACCAAACTCAACTGTTGCCGTAACTGTTGTGCATTTTGAATCACAACATATTGCACTCCAAATATTGTTCCCAAAACGTGGTCGTATTAGTTTCCAACTTACACCAGAATTCGTAGATATGTACACATTATTAGAACTTACCGCAACTCTTGTGCATGTTGAATCACAACATATTGCGGTATATTCCTTAGTTTCATCTGTAAATTGTGGTGTCCAATTTACACCAGAATCCGTAGATGTGTAAATATAACCATCATAAACAGTTGCCACAAGTTTTGTGCCCGTTGAATCGCAACATATTGCTCTCCAATCCCTATTTTCATCTATTAATCGTGGTGTCCAATTTACACCAGAATCCGTAGATGTGTAAATATAACCATTAGGAACGACCGCCGCAAGTTTTGTGCATGTTGAATCGCAACATATTACTCCCCATACACTAATCGGAGATGTTGTTCGTGCTATCCAGCTTACACCAGAATTATTAGATGTGTAAATATAATTACCAAAAGTAGTTGCCGCAAGTTTTGTGCCCGTTGAATCACAACATATTCTGAGCCAACCTATACCTTCATCTATTAATAGTGGTGTCCAATTTACACCAGAATTCGCAGATGTGTAAATATAACCACCGTCACCAGTTGCCGCAAGTTTTGTGCCCGTTGAATCACAACATATTCCGTACCAAAACCGAATCGCATCTGTTACGCGCGGTGTCCAATTTGCACCAGAATCATTAGATGTGTAAATATAACCTTCAGAGTCGGTTGCCGCAAGTTTTGTGCCCGTTGAATCACAACATATTCCGGACCAAACCCTATTGCCTGCTGTTGTTCTTGCTGTAACGTTCCAACTCATTAACTATATAATTTACATACAGTTTATTTTTATTTCAACTAACACAAATATCGTAAATTACAAAAAGTCTCAGATATGGATATCAAATACGTAAATTCTTCATCCAAAAATAAATATAAAGCAACCTTATAATTAACCTTAACCCATGCAATTTACTCCACACATTTCAAAGGCCCAGGTATCCGATGAATTCACCCGCGCCGATTTCGAACAGCTTTTAGCCGAAAATCCGGGCAAGGTTGTCCTAAAATTCGGGGCTACCTGGTGCGGGCCTTGCAAGCGTATTGACGCCCACGTCCATCAGTGGCTCGATTCTTTCAACGAGACTGTTAAATCAGTCGTCATCGACATTGATGAATCGTTCGACATCTATGGCGCATTCAAATCCAAGCGCCAATTGAACGGCATCCCCGCGATTTTGTGCTTTAAGAAGGGGAATATCTCGTATATTCCAGATTTCTCGGTAAACACTTCCGATTTGGAGGCGGTCAATGCTTTTTTTAAGCGAGTACGCGACGAATAAGCGGGTTTTAAGCGACGAATAATAAAAGTCTGCGACTAATAAAACTCATATTCACATAAAATAGTATAAATCCAATTATACTATTTTACAAATAATGGAAGACGGAATTGAGCAAAATATGCGAACAAATGTAGAATGTGAAAAACGCGTCCTCATCTACGGCTCTAAAGGATGGATCGGCCAAAAGGTGGTTGGTCTGCTTCGCAATTCTCCCTATGTAACCGTGTTTTGCGCCGAGGGGCGCGCCGACGACACCGACACGGTAAAGGTCGAAATTGCTAGATTTTCCATAACTCACGTTATGAGTTTCATCGGTCGCACTCACGGCGAAGGCATCAACACCATTGACTACCTCGAGAAACCCGGAAAGCTCGTGGAAAATATACGCGACAATCTGTTCGCCCCGCTCACACTCGCCGATGTGTGTGCCGAGATGGGTGTCCACTACACGTATTTGGGCACAGGTTGTATTTTCGATTACGACGAGGCCCACCCACTCGGTGATGAATCCACGGGGTTCAAAACGTCCGACGACCCCAACTTCTTCGGGTCATCTTATTCGGTGGTTAAGGGATACACCGACCGCCTAATGCGCCGCCGCCAAGTGTTAAACGTCCGCATCCGTATGCCCATCACCGACGAAGTCTGTTCGCGTAATTTCATAACCAAGATTACATCCTATTCACGTGTCTGTTCTATTCCGAACTCGATGACGGTGCTAAACGATATGTTACCGATCATGATCGACCTTGCGCTAAATCGCGAGGTTGGGACGGTGAATCTGGTGAATCCCGGACTCATCGCACACAATGAAATCTTGGAACTGTACAAAGAAATCGTTGATCCCGCATTCACATGGGCTAATTTCTCCATAGAAGATCAAAACCAGATTCTAGCATCTAAACGATCAAATAACTGTTTGGATACAACAACGCACGCACACGCTTATGGTCCGCATATCAAGGACTCTGTGCGAAAAATGCTAATTCAAATGAAGTCACAACTTACAAATACAAACTCTGACTAGTAGCAACGTATTTCAAAACCATCCTATCAATTGACGCCAGTTTATGCATGAACTCAGTTTTATTCATAACCTCACAAAATCCCTGCATTTCTCTGGAAACAGTGGATATTTTCATAACGGCTTTTGTAAAATCGCCGACGGAGACCCCCTTCTCCTGATATAATCGCATAATCAGTTGTTTACACTGGATTTCGTCTGAGCATTCGCACCATTCAAGGACGTCGTCCAAAATATCATAGCAGAAATCGTCCAATCCGGATGACCCATAGATGCGGGCTCGTTCTTCTTTCGCAATGAGCGTTTCGCGCACTCGTTCAAACTCACGCACACGACTATTCAGAAATTCGTCATAGCATATTTCATTAAACCCAGGGTCCATTCTGATTTCGTCGGGCACACGGACGTCGGTGAAAAGACTGAAAAATCCAGCTAACTGTGCGGGAGAAAAGGTCTCGAAATAGTTGAATCGCTCACATACTAGCGCCATTAGAACTGGGTTTATCTCGGCCATTTTTGATGCGATGACGCCGCGTTCCGCAGTTAGCTCGTAATGTCCTGGTTCCACCTGTGAGACTATCTCAGACTCTTCCATCACGGATAAAAGCGCATCCACTTGGGTTCGCACGTGTTGTTGGGTTCCTACGAGCTGCGATTCTTTCAGTTCTTTATTATCCACCATCTTATTGTATTCTTTATAAAAAACATAGTCTTTTTCCAAACTTGGATATGTCTCCTTTAAATTCTTAATCGCTGCGTCGGCGTCTTTGCGTTTCTTGTTGGCGACATACGGCAACATTTCCAATAATTTTGTATACTCCGCCAGATTTTCGCGCGGAGTGGCCAAAGGCTCTGCTTCCTGTATCTTAATTATATCACTTATTTTTTCAATTTCGCCGCATATTCCTCGCTCGGCCGCGAGAAGCTCGGATTTCATCATGGACTTATCGGCGAAACCGACAAGGTCGTCAATAGACGCATGGCCACTTGTCTTCAAAACATTGAGTAGCGTCGGATAATACACCTGGAATTTGCTGACGAGTTTCTGCGGTTTTCCACATAAGATTTCCTTGTATATTTCGAGTTCAGGTTGTTCAAAGAGGTTCGTGCAATGGATGACGTGTCCGACGGTGTCGAGACCGCGACGCCCGGCGCGTCCCGCCATCTGAGTATATTCGTGAGGCAGCAAATATCGCTGCGCCGAACCATCGAACTTCTTCAAACTGATAAAGACCGCCGTTTTAATAGGACAGTCCAGACCGATGGCGAAACTCTCGGTCGCAAAAAGCACCTTTATGTATTTCTTGGAAATCATGAGCTCGACGATTTCTCTTAATACCGGAATCATACCCGAGTGATGGATGCCGATTCCCTTCTCCAAAAGACCAACCAGTGTTTGGTATTCAGGCAAGTCCGCATATTCGCGCCAATTGGGCAGACGACGCAAAACGGCCTCGCATTCTTTGCGCACGGTGAAAGGATTGTAATCTTCCAAGTCGCTGTCGTAAAGGGGCACCGTGATTTCTTCGGCGCACTGCTCCACCAGACGTCGTGAGAAAATGAAAACTATGGCGGGCAACATATCACGGGACTTCAAGTGGGTGAACAGCTCGTTCAACACGAATTTGCGGCGACTGATGGTGTTGTTGTCGGACATCAGATTTAGGATCGCTCCAGTTTCGAAATACGTGTCTTCGATGAATTCGCCGGTGGCGGTTTTTATAGTCATACATTGGTTCAGCGATGACCGCACGCGCTCTTCGAGTTCCTTGTTTTTGACCTTTTTGAAAAGTCCCTCAGATGAACACGTGAATGTATAATGGGTGAGAGGCACTATGCGATGATTGGTGGAACAAATGACGACTTGTGCTGTGTGTTCTGGGGTTTTAATATTAGATGGTTCTTCACAGTCGGCATTAGCTTTGCTTTCAAGGTCGGCTCCTCCTGGATTCGCTTCGCTTTCAAGGTCGGCTTCGCTTGTACCTATTCTGTCGGCTCCAGAGGAGCCTTCTTGGTTGTAACCAGAGGTTCCTTCACACCAGCGCGCAAATTTCACGGGATCATCCAGCGTCGCCGAAAGCATCACCATCTGAACATGACGCGGAAGCATCAAAATCGACTGTTCCCAAACATGGCCTCTATGTTTATCATTAATATAATGAAGTTCATCAAATATCACAGCTCCCAACTCGTTCTCAATATCCATATCAAAACTGAGCGACGACGAATCGGTTACTCCATTCCTCATAGTAAAAAGCCGATTCATCAAAATCTCGGTCGTCATAATAAGCACTTGGGCGGTCGGGTTTGTCTTGATATCGCCCGTTAAAAGCCCAAACGTGATGTCCGGATGTTTACGCGTAAAATCAAATAGTTTCTGGTTGGAAAGAGCCTTGATGGGCGAGCAATAAATGATCCGCTTGCCGAACCCAGTTAAATATCGAATTGCGAATTCGGCAGGCAACGTTTTGCCTGACCCTGTAGGGGCACATACAAGCGCATGGTCTCCATCAACGATTGCCGCAATGGCGTGTTTCTGAAAACTGCTGAGCGGGTGTGGAAAGGATTCAAAATATGAATCATAGTTTGAATCGGATGGAAATTCGGTGGAGTCGTCTGTTATTTTTACCATTTTGTTTTTATATTTTGGGATAGATATATAGCCTCATTGTATTTATATTTTTTTCAAATGTTATTGTATAATGGAGTTATTGCCGTATCGAATTGATAGACACGCGCCGAATGAGTATGGTCGCACATATATCGATATTTTTATTATGGACGGAACAACCGATCGTTCAATAATGACGGTGTATTTGGAACAAGTAAAACGGAAAAACTTTAGGCCTCTAGACAAGATAAATATAAGCTATGTAGAAAAATACGACACAGGATTAAAAAGGTGTTTTCGTGAATATATGAAAATCCTGGTTTCAAAATCCGCCGAAATATTTGGACGCGAATTAGAAAAATCAGCGGAAGTCGTATTGATTGTCTCTCCGCAGATGCCGGCATTAATTGAAGAATCATTTGCGATTGAAGAATTAAAAAAACTATATGGTAAAAGCGGATTTAAAAATTATGACCCAAATAACCAGTTGTTTATGGTAAGCACAATAAATAATTTAAAAAAAGTATTAGAGGGGAAAGACAAATTAGATGACCCGTATAGAACGCCGAATGAAAGCATTGATTATGGGTCGCCGACGACACCTGAAAAGGAGAACAATGGGGCCTCAATTTCACAAACTGAACCACTACCTCTAAGATATACCAAAGAAATACCAAAATATATGAGATCAACAGAAAGTAGTCGTCGTAAAACACGTAACAAGCGTAGCGACAGTAAAAAGCGTAAAGGAGGAAAGCGTAGCGACAGTAAAAAGCGTAAAGGAGGAAAGCGTAGCGACCGTATTCAAAAGACTATTACACCTTTTCTCATTTACAACACACAATTTTAAATATTTGTCTAATAACTATATATTATAATTACTAATTCCTATTGTAATACTATCTATGATTATTTGATATCAAACTTTGAACAAGAAAACAACAAATTATGGTTTTATTATATATATATATATATATATATATAAAGAATGTCTGCTGTAAAACATATTTGTAAAGGATTCACATTTGCGAGAGGAAAGATCAAAAAAGCATATGACGTGAAAATTTGTGATGTGGAAACAGAATCCGATTTTACATCAGATACAGAAATTACACAATTGTGTATAGTTTTTATGAAAAAAATTGAATGGATGACCCCATCAACAACTAAATTAGTCAAATATGGACCACAATTTATACCATTCAAAACAAAAGTGATAAAAGATCCACAATTTAAATATAACATTCGCAAATTAATTGATACACATATAACTGCTGACCCTAACTGGGAAACCAAAGCAAAAGACATAACAATTACAGATCCTAATCATTATTTAGAAGAGTTCCACGAAATAAACAACTTAGATCGGTTGATAGATTGTTTTGAAGACTACAATGAGCAAATTGATTACATCAATGAATTGAAAAAACTGAATGAATTGGGCAAACTGGGTCTTGCACCAAAATTGTATCAAATACGCATTAATAATGATCCGCCATTTTTACCAGATGAGATTGATGAAAAAATAAAAGATATACCCGACGGACAATCGGTTGAAATTTCATACTTGGTGGAAAAATGTGGTATGAATATTGCGGAATTTATCCGGCGAAATTCATCTGATTACAAAAATGAAAAATTAGTAGATTCAGCAATAAAACGCATTTGTGAATTTAGCGACGATTATGTAGAAAGAACAAAAGGAGTAAATTGTGATTTAAAATATGATAATTTGTGCCCAAAAATTGTTAACGGAGAAATAATATCAATTCGGTTGTTGGATGTTGACCCAATTTATTCAGTTGAAGAAAAAGAAAATCCGGATTTTGTAAAACACGCAAAAGTATTTATGAAATTTTTTATATTTGCATGTTTATTTAAAAAAACAGGCAACCTTTCTTTGCCGTATTTTTTTTTTAAGAAGAATAATTGTCTGTTTAATAATGTTGAAGTTCGTGAAATGATAGTTTTTTTTTACGGAATGGATTACATGATTTATGAATTAAATCCAATCAATATGATGTATAATTATTTAATAAAAAAACATCCGCTTGAAATTAAAAAAGAGTTTGAAAGAAGAAAGAAGAAAGAAGAAAGAAGAAAGAAGAAAGAAGAAGATTATGATGAAGATGATGAAGATGAAGATGATGAAGATGAAGATGATGATGATGAAGATGATGAAGATGATGAAGATGATTATAAAGATTATGAATTTTTATACTTTGATAGTTTGAAACCATATTTTACGGATGAAGAAATAATTGCGGTATTTCAACCCTTTATTAGTTTGGTTCCATCGCCAGTTGCTGCTTTAGCCAAGGGTGGAAAAAAACGTAAATCCAGGAAATCCAATAAATCCAGGAAATCCAATAAATCCAGGAAATCCAATAAATCCAGGAAATCCAATAAATCCAGGAAATCCAGGAAATGAGAAAAGGTGTAAAATGAGAAAAGGTGTAAAATGAGAAAAGGTGTAAAATGAGAAAAGGTGTAAAATGAGAAAAGGTGTAAAATGAGAAAAGGTGTAAAATGAGAAAAGGTGTAAAATGAGAAAAGGCGTAAAGACGTTAGTCTACATTTCCCATTTCCAACCTTCCGTCTCTACAATATTGGGTATACAAATCTCGGATTTAATATCATCATTGAAAAACATGTCTGACCCGCCCAATTGCTTACACAGCTCACTATTACACGCACACGTCATATTATTCATCTCTGCGAGAAGTGTGAAAAAGTCTTTTCCATCAAAAACAAGATCGCCTCTATAATCGGTCTGTTTCCACTGATTTCCCTTGTCGTCAACTAGAAACAGGGTTTTCCCTTTGAATGAATCGTCTATCACGCGATTTGTGTCTTTGGTTTGTAATAACATATGAATATGGGTTTATAGCCTCTATATTGTTTCCAAAAAAACATAGAGGTATCGTGTCAAAATAACATTATCCAACCATGGAAGATATTATTTATGTGATTGATTATTATGATGGCGACATTCAATACGCGTCTGAAACGGAGATGCACGAATTGGTCGACGATATCATCGACGACATTAAGAGGTTAAGGAAAAAGTATAAATGGGAAACCAACATTTTCAGAATGACCCTCTACACGTCTGAAGAGAGTTTTGAGGCAACAGAATACATTGCACATTATCGGGGGTTGTCGGCGGAAACATATGGCCCTCATTTTTTGACGGATTTTGATGTCGAACTCATTGAGAAACTCAATTTTTAGGACGTTTTGCCTACATAATGTAGGGACAAAACAAGGCAAAACGAGTAAGAACCCTCCCTACACCTATGTAGAGAGGATGCCTACATTATGTAGGAGACTTTTTAACAAATTTTTTATAAAAAGTCTATCAAGCCTTGATACCAGGGTTTTTTGTGAGAGACCTGATGACTTTTGTGTTTTGGACATTTTTAAAAAACAATAAATGTCCATTTTACATTTCCTCAACAAAATCTTTTTTTGCCGCACTGAAAAATTGGGAAACAAATGAGGAGTTTATCGTCGCACTGAAAATGGTAAGGAAATCAATTGTAAAAAAGTAGGAAAAATAATATTTTTTGTAGGAAAATCAAAATTGTAGGAATTCCTTGGCTACATTATGGCTCGATTACGTAATGTAGCCAAAACGTAGCCAAGAATTGTCCCCCTACATGAACTTGATACAGAGGTCGATTCGGGGTGTATCAAGCCGATGTAGGGAAGTTAAAAACGTAAAATTGAACACCCCCTCTAAGATTTGATAAAACTAAAATGATAAAATGATGTTACTAAAAATAGATAATCTTGTAGAGGGGCAAGTTGTAAAACGCCCTTCCAAAAACGTAAAATCGCCCTATGTGGCGGACGTTAAATGCGGAGAAGCCGACATTTTGGGGCACGCACCCGCACTCGGGTGTTGTGGCCTCTCAGATGCCGGAGCAACAATATTGATGTCTCCTAGTCCTTCCGCCGTATGCTCACATACAATTTATTTGACTGCGTGCAAAGACCAAATCATTGGAATCCATCCGAAACTGGCGGAAAAACTGGCGGAAAACGCTCTTACTAACAACTGTTTGACTCGATTACAAAATGTGAAGTCATATCGTAGAGAAACGAAAGTCCACATTCCAGACTGTGTGGATTCGAGGTTTGATTTCAGCGGAGTAGACAAAGATGGAATTCCATTCATAATGGAAGTAAAAAACGTCTCTCTCACCGGAATAGGCGACCAATCTCGTGTTGCGGTGTTTCCAGTGGGAAATCGGAAAAAGTCCAAAGACCCGGTAAGTCCGCGCGCGCTAAAACATACGCGTGAATTGACCTTGCTACGCAAAGATAAAGAAAATATTCGTTGTATAATGTGTTATGTTATACAACGAACCGATGTAGAGGTATTCCAAACATCAGATTTGGATATTGAATATAAAGAAGCGGTGCGACTTGCGTATGAAGCAGGCGTGGAAATAATAACCTTAGTGGTAGAGTGGAACCGTAATGGCGAAGCACGATTTGTGCGAGACGATCTGCCGTTTATTCTATAATTTTAATTTTAATTTTAATTTGTTTCTTGTTTTTTACGGTTTTTGATTTGCCTCTATTTCTTCCATATTTACAATACTGTTTTTGAGAGAATCCTCGGGGATGTTTACAGTTTATACTCTTTTTGTATTTTGCCGACCACTTATGTGTTTTGTTTTTCATATATAGGAAGCGGAGATATTTGTGCTTCGCCAATCGTCATCATTTTGTTCCGCATCCGCCGAAATTGATAACAACGTCAATTCAATCGAACTCTTCACAATTATCGGCAAGTCATTCATTTTACTGCTGTAATAGACCCACATACTAGAGGATATAATACTGAGTAAAAATATAAAATATTACAACAAAGATGTAGCTATGTAGGGTATTATTTTCAAATCCAATTCGTTCATTTATTTACAAGGATCGCTTCCATTTATACTGTTTTTGCGTATTCCTCTACATTATGTAGGGACAAAACGCACATAATCGATTATTGTTGGTCCCTACATCCGTGTAGGCACCTCTCCTACATAATGTAGGGACAAATTTAACAAAATTTTTATAAAAAGTCTATCAAGCCTTGATACCAGGGTTTTTTGTGAGAGACCTGATGACTTTTGTGTTTTGGACATTTTTGAAAAAACAATAAATGTCCATTTTCGGATTCCTCGAAGAAATCTTTTTTAGCCGCACTGAAAAATCGGGAACATACAAAAATATTTGGCGGCGCACTGATAATGGTAAGAAAACTATTTGTAAAAAATTGAAAAAATAAGAGAAAATGTAGGAATCACAAAATTGTAGGAATTCCTTGGCTACATTATGGCTCGATTACGTAATGTAGCCAAAACGTAGCCAAGAATTATCCTCTACATAAACTTGATACAGAGGTCTAACCAGTTTGTATCAAGCCGATGTAGAGGGTCAATAATCACTTCTTTGAATGCTTTGTTATTTAGAAATATCTGCATATAATATAATAATGCCGACAACATATACAGTATCGATAGATGCAGATGGTAGATTGAATATTCGAACTGCGGCAAGGCTTTTACACAATGCCCCGGCTTTTAAGACCGGTCTTGACGGCTCAACCGGTATAACATTCGATGAAAATTTTTGGCGAGATTGTTTTACAGGTGATTCAGAAAAAGATGGATGCTCGGCGGCTATACAAAATGGATTTATACCACAAGGCTGGCCAAAAAGGAATGGTGAATACATAAAGGGCGTGTCTTCTCAAATGACCAGCACACTTGAGGAAAATTCGTTAATTTTTAAAGCTGAAATATTAAGACTGAAAAATTATAAGGGTAATATCCCAGAAGCTGTGAAAACCCAGTTTAGCACCGCATTTCCTGAAGATCGTCAGATTTTTGTAAACAAGGATTGTGGATTGGATCCAGAATATTTTTTACCGAATGGACGTTGTATAAAAAGTTGCAATATTGCGTCTGATGTTATTGACCCACATTCATCTAGCACGGCGGATTGTGCTAGAATGCTACCTGGGAATGAAGACACACTTGTTTTAGACGAATCCGTTTTTGCGTATTTACAATATCCGTGTGTGTGTAGTTTAAGCGCAAAAACAACTGGACGTGGAACCTATAATCCAATGAGTTTTATGGTAGATGGCGTTGATTTGATGACAGCTGAAAATATAAATAAATATTTTGTTGGAAACGCCGCAAAAAATGCTCTTTTCAGTAAAGCAGGAACGGAAGCAGTTAAAAAACAAAATAAGTTACTATGTGTAGCAAAATATTCAGGAGATACATTACAAAGTCTGATTCAAAGAATTTTTGAACTTATTAATGCGTATGGAAACTCAACCTATGTTGTTTCTACATGCGATTCGATCGTCTCGTTGCGTTCTTGCGCAATGAATGGATCCTATATAGAGGTTTGTAACGACAATGCGCAAGATAAGGTAACACAGGTTTATGTATGGCGACCAAATCTGGCTAACCCAGAAGAGTTAGCCAATATTTTTCAAGCAGAAAAAACAAAGATTTTGGCTGAATATGACGATCTGATTGAGCTAGTGAATGGCGTAGAACCCGCAGCAAATGGAGTTAATAATATTTACATATCCGGTTCTGATACGTCATATCGGTTTAATCAAGACTTTTATACAAGACTCGCTGAAGACCTTACCTTAATTCAAAACGGTATTAATAATTATATACCAGCGGGGGCAGCGGTAGCTGATATTGCTCAAGCGATTCGTGTTATACGAACATTTAAAGTAAATGATTTTTTAAAAGTAAATGGACCGCAAGGACAATACTACTGTATTAATTTGGCTACAAAATATACGAAAGGTAATTTGGCGCTTTTAGGGGTTACTTTGCCTGCCGTGAACGCAGACGGCAATATAATCGGACTTCAAAAACGTGTAAGTCAATCGTTTTTTGAAAAAGCAACGCAAAATCACAGGCACATGAATGGCGGCGCACGTTCACAAGAACAAGATCTGCCTTTTGTTCCAACGAATTTTGTTTCGATGATACAATTTTTCTTTAATTTAAATTTTTATTCGCAAAACCTTCAGGCTATTCAAATACATGGAGTATCAACATCTTGGAGCAATAGAGATCATGGGGGAAAGACGCGTTTACAAAACAGGACCGTAGACCTACATCAACAGTTTTTATCAGATTTTAACCATATGTTTGATCGTTTATTTCCTGATAATTTAACTGATAGCGCACTTGTTAGAACCAAGTTTGATTGTTTTAGTGATGTAATAAACTCATTTGCTATTTTGGATATGAATTTACCTAACGCAAAATATTACAGTGAAGAAGCCATTGGTTATTTGATAAACCAATATTTTAGTGAAAAACAGACAGAACGCGCGAATGAATTGAGAATAAATCAAATTGTGAATCAGAGCAAAATAAACAGAGAAAAAAAAACACAAGCCTTACGGAAAATCCAGGCAGCAAATAAAAAAAATGTAAATAAAGGCAGTCAAGGAAGTCAAGGACGTAAAAAGCCTCCTGTATCGTCATTTGCTCGTAGCAGACATAGCAGCAAATACCTCAGCAGGCGTCCAGCAGACGTTAGAGGTGGTTCCAAAACCCGTAAAAACAAGAAATAATATTTTATAATGATTACATAACCATTATACAATCCCGCAAATGATTTTAGAACAATACGTGTTTTTATTCCTTGTTTTCAGCATCGCCGCTTATTTCTTGTATACGCGCATACGCTATCCTTTTTGGTCGCATATGCCGGTTTCCCACACCTACGACCTCGTCCAGTTTTCCGACGGCGTCATCCACTCTAAGCCCAAGCGAAACAAATTCACGAATTCAGCCCTAGTAAAAACCGCGTCGTTCTTTGAACTCGGCGACGACCAACAAAAGGCGGTGTCCCACCTCTTCAACTGCTTCTACATTCCATCCGACGTCATTTTTTCAACCCTTTCGCCTGAGATTTTGAAAACCCGTATGACGGGCCATCTAGGCACGCCTTTCGTTTCCGCCGATCCGTCTTTCGCAATTGGATGCGCGGTCAGCTACCCCGTCAACATTATTCACGGCACTGGTCAGACAGTTTCCAACTACTTGGCTTATCTCGCGACCGACCGCGATCAGAATATTAGCCGCGCGCTGATTTCCACTCACGATTTCAATGCGCGCACCATGAACCCAAATGTTAGCACGACGATTTACAAAAAACATGTGGGCAAATGCGCCGGGGCGCAGCCCCTGGTTGAATTCAAGACGAGTGTCTTCTACATTAATGTAGAGGGGTCCGATCTGGGTTCCGCAGCTAGCTCAGCTCTGGGTTCCGCAGCTAACGCTGCTCTGGGTTCCGCTGCTAACGCTGCTCATATAATCCAGATTTACAAGCCGAATTGGAACTTATTGCAGGACTATTTGAGCTGCCTTAGCAGCGTTAGCAGCGGAACCCAAAGTATGACCGCACTATTCGATTTCATCGCCATAGTCGATATCGGTGCGCTTTCAGCTCGCGTGGACGCAAACCAACTATTCGTATATGCTTACCGCATCGGCACGCAAATCGTGGCTTTGTATTTCATAGAGGATATGAACACACTCTATGAAAATGTTGCGGACTATGGAGGTAAGACGCTGTCCTTGGTGGCGTCGGTGAATAATATTTTGGAACCTGACGGAATCACGGTGTTCTATAATGGATTCGTAGAGGCCGTTCAGAAAATTAGCAAACAGAACCGCGATTACAAAATGATGGTGATTGATGATGTAGGACACAATGCGCAAATCGTGGAACGAACAAAATTAGTGAAGCCGGCGATATTTGAGACGGAAGGCGGGTATTACTGGATAAACCATAGAGTGGGTTCACATGTTGTTGGTGATAGTTGTTTGATTCTAATTTAATGCTTTACTTTATGAATTTTCTTGCGTGTTGCTCGGAATCCTTTGCCTTCGCCTCCGCGGTTTTTGTTACTTTTATTTTGATTACGATTGCTTTTGCCGCCAAGCTTAGGAATTATTGTTCGAATCTTTTCAATCCACCAATCTCGATTATCTTTGTTATCGGATACCAAATTATATGTTTTCTTATTTCCAGCATTATCATTAAATGTAATTGTAAGTTGGTTTTGGTTTTGGTTTGATGGTATAACATTTGTTATGTTAGTGATTGTGTCAGATAAAACATTACCATTAGATACAAAAGACAGTGTATTACTATCTATTTTACCAATAGGGAATTTGCCGGTATACGAAATATAATCAATTTTAAGAGGTACTAACTGAAATGTTCTTTGTATTTCCTTTAACCACCAGTCTCGGTTTTCTTTGGTATTTGTTTCAAGTATTTGTGGAGTAGGTGTAGGTAATGATCCAAGTGTATTTGGTTTAGAATATATTATTTCAATTGCTGGTCTGCTATTACCGTTTTCAATATTCATTGCTCTGTCTTTGGACAAGCTTGCATATGTAGGTATAGTATATCTATGCTCTATGATTTCATTATGTTTTACGTCATACTTATAGATTTCTATTAATTTTTCGCTTGTTGTATTTTTAATTCTTCCCAAAGTGGTATTTTTGCATGTTGGGGTTTGAAACGATGTAATACTACTACAATGATACAATGGTCGCAGACTAAACGCTGTTTGTATATTAGAAATCCAGACTTCACGCATTTGTAATGCTGCTTTCAAAAAAATAGTCTCCAAATTATTTGATACATTCTTATACACAATAAAAAAATGTTGGGATTTGTTTTCTTTTGCACCATCATCATTTCCCACAAATATTATATTTGAAAATAAATCGGATCCAACGCCAAGAACAACATTATTTCCTCTTTTTGTTATAGTGCTATCATAACCTTCTGGATTTTTTTTACCAACACTGCTTTCACAAGATCTTCCTTCAATACCACTAATTTTTTTTGTTGTGCAAAGCCATAATTTACCGGAATATATTGGTGTCTCAACTACTCTTGGTTGTGGGGTAGAAGATGAAGTTTGAGCCGCAACATTAGATTGTGCGGCAAGACGGTCTTCTTCTGCTTGTTTTTCAAGCGCAAGACGTTCTGATTCTCTTTGTTCAAGCGCAAGACGTTCTCTCTCTGCTTGTTCTTCCGCAGCAACTCGGTCTGATTCTATCTTTGCTTGGCGTTCTCTCTCTGCTTGGCGTTCTCTCTCTGCTTGTTCTTCCGCAGCAACTCGGTCTGATTCTATCTTTGCTTGGCGTTCTCGCTCTGCTTGTTCTTCCGCGGCAACTCGGTCTGCTTCTATCTTCGCAAGACGTTCTCGATCTGCTTTTTCCAACGCTTGACGGTCTGCTTCTATCTTCGCAAGACGCTCCTTTTCTATACGGTCTGCTTCAATCTTCGCAAGACGCTCCTTTTCTATACGGTCTGCTTCAATCTTCGCAAGACGATCTGCTTCTGTTTGTTTTTCAAGCGCAAGACGCTCTGCTTCTGATTGTTTTTCAAGCGCAAGACGCTCTGCTTCTACCTTCGCAAGACGATCTACTTCTACCTTCGCAAGACGATCTGCTTCTACCTTCGCAAGACGATCTGCTTCTACCTTCGCAAGACGATCTGCTTCTACCTTCGCAAGACGCTCTGCTTCTGCTTTTTCTTTCGCTTGACGGTCTGCTTCTGCTTGTTTTTCAAGCGCAAGACGATCTGCTTCTGCTTTTTGTGCCGCAAGACGATCTCTCTCTGCTTGTTCTTCCGCAGCAATCCGGTCTCTCTCTGCTTGCTGAACAGCAGCAGTTGTTGCTGCCGACGCCTTAGAAAAAGCATCTTTCAAACCAGCTATTATTAAATTACGCTTTAATTCATATGTTTCCTCGGGTTGGGCTACGACATTGGTAATATCTCCAATTGCAACATTTAGATTATTATTGGCTTTAAGCTTACTAATAAACGCATTGGCTTGCTTTAAACTCTCTATTTGGGTTTTTACTGGACCAGGGACATGCATTTTTTGAATAGCTTTTATTTCAATCACATCCATAAATTCTTGAACATCATTAATTGTAGCACCTGATTTATCAAAATTTACTTCGGCAATTGAATATTTTGATTTTTGTAGTGGTCCAGATCCAGATGCTGATGGTGTTGGTAATACAGTTGCTTTACCTTTACCTGTACCTTTGGGACCACCCCCAGATATATTTTTTCTCGTATATCGATTTCCATATTTTTGCCTATTGTATTTTGTCGCACCGCCTGGATTTACACGAGCCACACTTCCAACACCATTCAAATAATCGACCAAGCCGACAATTATTTTCGGACAATTCACTACTTTCAACAAATCCATATTCACAGTATTTGTTTTAAAATCTGGAATTATGTTTAGCTCCGGACAACTTTCCACGCCAAACTCTTTCATAACAGTTCCGTCATATGTTATTGTTGTAAGTTCAGACATATTTTTTGCCGAAAATGTAGTAACTCTATTTGGTATGAGCAGATTGGTAATGGGATGTAAACTACCTACTATATAGGTTGTGATAGTATCGGGCACTTCAAGGTTCGCCAGAGCATAACACTTCAAATTTACAGTTTCTATTTCGGGTGATACGTTAGACACACGTAAAGTTTTAAGTTTATCATATCCTTCTAACTTTAAAAGTGTATTAGCAGTATTATTAATACCTACAGGATTCCCAGTAAAATCTGAAAGCTTTGGACAATCGGTGATAATCAAGGTTTCAATATTTTTTTTACACGGGCTTACATTAATACTAGTCAATCCGCAATTAATTATTGAACACGACACAATATTCGCAGGTAAAGTAATATCTGGTGTATCCAGGTTATCAGTCATTGATAGAATTGAAAGATTTGCGCAAAGTTGTATTGCCTGGTCAAATTGCCCATTACCATTAATAATGAGTTCGGTCAAGGTTTTTGGGAGAGAAACAATAGATGGGGCACCTCCTGATGCGGACGATGAAGAAGTCGAATTCGTACCCAACTGAGGACAATTATTTATAGTAAGTTTTTGAATTACGACATTAACCAACTCTAAGTTCGCGAGGGTTAAAAGATCATTTATTGATGACGATGATTTCGATGATGCTTTTGACGATGATTTCGACGATGATTTTGATGCTTCTATAAATTCCAATTTAGTGCACCCATTGATTTTAATAGATACCAGGTTTGGCGCAACAATATCCATAGTAGTCAAACTAGTACAGCTTTGTATTTCAAGATCATTCAACATAGTAAAATCACCATCAAAACTTTTTAAAACACCAATATTTTTTATAACCAGTTTTTTGACTTTTGATTTAACAATGTTGGATAAAAGACTTATATTTATATTGCCTTCCAATGTAAGTGAGTCTATGGATATAAGGTTTTCTAACGCAACAAGTGGAAAATTGGGTGAATTCTTTACACGAACTGTATGAATATTTGGATCTAGAACAATACTTGAAAGAACTGGGCAATCTATAAAGGTTGCTTCCTTAAGGTTGTTGTTACCAATTTCAACGGTTCCAAGATTTTTAAAACCTTCAAACTTATCATTTTTATGCATTTGACCAACCGGCATCTGTATTTTAAGGACTCTCAAATTGTCTTTTTGGTCGTCAAGATTCACCATTTGAAAATTAGCGCAACCGGTTATAGACAGTTCTTGTAAACCTCTCGGTAAAACCTTTGATCCAACAGTATTTAACTCATTGGATAAAACAGTATTATTCTGTATTGTGAGCGATTTTAATTCGTCGAGTTCTTTAAGTTTTTCAAAAACGATCATGTTGCCGTCTAAGACTAATGCGGTTAGCCTTAAATTACCACGATCATCTGTAAAAGACGCTGTGCTACCACTTGTATGACTAACGACTTTATTTGGTTTGGAAGCGTCATTCAGCAATTCTATCACTTCTGCAGTGAATTTTTCTAATGGGTCTTTATCATTAATACCAAAAATACTGGATAAATGAAAAATATCAAATATAGTATACGTTGGAAATCCGGCGACAACACCAGGTGCGACACCACTCGCTGCGTTTATAAAATTTGTTAACAATTCATTTGGTTTTGTTTTTGGTGCATAATAATTATAAATCAACGGCTGATTTATGTCTATACCAGTTTGCTGACCAAATAATTTTATAATTTTCTTGTCTTCAATCAAGCGAACAACGTCACCTGTTTTGTTGATTGTAATACCTCGGTTTTGATCAAGAAACAGGGTTTTTTCTACTGATCCATCTAGCTTAAAAATAAAGTCGTCGATTGTTCCAGTAAGTGAGTTCTGTGTAAAATCAAAATGAGAACACTCTTTTAACTCGTTAAGACCGGTTATTTTCGAGAGCATTGGATTTGAACTAATGCGCAATTCTTTAACAGACGGCACGCTAGTCAAATCCAAAATTGGTAAAACGTCGTTTTCACGTATTGTAAGAGTGTCGAGTGCGGTCAGGTTTAACATGGTGATCGATGTAAGTTGTTTGTTTTTTAATATATCAATGTCTCTAGTAACGGAACAATTTTTTATCGACACATCTGTAAGGTTAGGCCATTCATCAAATCCTAAATAAATAATACCAATATTATCATAAGAAAACCTGCCGATATTAGGACAGTTTGTAATATTTGGGTTTTTAAAATTTGGACAATTTGAAATAGTCAAAGCTATTATCGGCAATGTGGTCAAAGACATTTCGGTAAGTGAATTCATATCGCGAATGTCTGGAAGAACTGTAAGTGCAGCACAATTTGAAACCGAAATTTTGGAAAAGTCTGATCTTGTAAATTCGAGGTTTGTAAGAGTGCTCAATGTATCAACCTCAAAATCTATTGACGAAAGGTTTGTTGCTGTTATTTTTTTAAGTAAAGCGCATGAAGCAATTTTGATTTTGAATGGATCCGGAGGACTGGATGAACTTGTTATAGAACTGGCCAAAGTGGTTGACCCAACCAAAGTAGGACACGAGAAAATACAATGATCAATTACAAACGTCTCTAGCTGGGCGACTCCGTTAAAAACCATGTTATTCTCAAAATACTCAACTTTTAATTTTGCTACAACTGCCGAATTTCCTTTTAAACTAAATTCTATCAAAGAATCAGGAAGCTTACCGTTTATAAAAACGGTTGCGTCTGCTCTTACTTCCCTAACAAAAATATTTTCAAGCTGATCCATACCAGTAAAATCACCAATATGGTTACAACTGGCACAATCAATAACGGAAACAGTTTTTACATTTGGACATTTTTTCACGTCAATAATTTCTAATTTATTAAACCCATTAAAAACCAAGGATGTCGTTAGCATAGGACAATTATCGACACTCAATATTTCTAATAAATTATTAAATAAGTCAAGGTTTGTGATTGTAGCTAACGCAGATAATTTGTCGATTACCATAGTTGTAATGGTGGATGGTATTATGATTTGACCTGGTGTCGGTTTTACTATTGGTATTGCTGTTGGCGGTTCTCTTACCATCAGTTCTGTAACTTTATCATTTTGTTTCAGTGTAAAATTGGTTAATTTAAGCTCAGTAAAATCAAATCCCGATATGTTACTTTCAATGGTAAGGTCGGTCATTTTTGTTGGTAAATTAATGGTTGTAAGTGTATCGCACCCTGTAATCGAAAACTCTGTAAAACCACCATCGTCGATATCAATTGTTTCAAGAGCATTAAAACCATTTAACTCGGTTATATTCACGTTTGGACATTGTTTGAGTTCCAGTCTTTCCAAAGTGGCTGTGCACATCGTTAAATCAATTGTTGTAAGCGTATTGTCGTTTTCTATAACAACCTCTTTTAGGCTTGACAAGTTTGTAAACTCGGTTGTACCAAGGTTTGAGTTTTTTAATTCCAAACGAGTCAGCATGCTTGGCATAGTATCAACCGTAAATTTTAGGGTATCATTTTTTATTATAAGTGTAGTCAGTGAATTCATATTTTTTAAAAAACTAGTGCTCTGGATAATTGAACCTTGAATATCTAACAAATCTAGGGTAGTGGGCAAACTGTTTATATATCCAAGTTTTTCACAACCTTTTATATAAATTTTTGTGATTGTGTCGCCTTTAATTTCATTAATCGTAGAAAGAGCAGTAAAATTGTCCAATTCAATATCAATATTTGTTCCAAGAGTCAAAAATTCTAAACTTGGTTTCAACGTATCAAGAAAATCATGATTTGCGAATGCTCCCGATATGGAAAGAGTAGTCAAATTTGGAGGTAATTTGATTATGGTTGGGTTGAGTAATCCTTCTAGCGTCAAATTAGTTATGTTTGCGATATTTATATTTTTTAAAGCAACACAATTGCCCAGCGACAACTCAGTTAATCCATTATTGTTGATAATGATATCAGTCATTTGTGGAACATCTTCCAGTCCGGAAACGCTTTTAAGATTTGGGCAATCAGTTAAAGCAAGTGTGGTAATTGTTTTTGAAAATACTTTACAATCAATCACATCAATATTTTTGCATGCATTAACAAGCAATACATTAAGTAATTTCAAACCCGATAAAAATCGTGTATCAACAATTGCTGCTGAATTTTGAATCATAATATCTTTTACTGAAGGCGGAAGCGTCAGGGTAGCCAATACGTCGCAATTATTAATATTTATAGTGTTTAAAGACATATCGGGAGGAGCAGCAAGAGCAGGTGCATTCGCAGTAATAGTTGTAAGTTTTGTATATCCGTCCAATTCCAGTCTGGTTAAACCAACGCACCCAGACAGATTCAAACTAGTAAGTTTGTCTAATATAAATGGTGTTGCTGCTACTGCTGCTTCGGGCAAAGCTAACGTAGTAAATTTATCACATCCAATCAAATCCAAAATTGTCAGGTTTACAAGAGGTTTTACAAAATCTGTATTTAAGATTGGCGCATCAGTAAGTGTTAAAATCGTTAAAGAGTTCGGCAAAATAGGGACGGTTGTAAGTGCTTTACATCCGGTTAAAGATAACACCCCTAATTTCAACCAATCAATCTCCACTGTGGCCAAAGCATCAAGGTCGGATAGTATAATACTGCTTGGAGCAGGAGCAACTCTAGGACCAATAATAGGAGGAAGAGAACTATCACATCCAGTGATAACGATTTCAGTAAGAGTTTTTTGTACTACTGCTGGTGCCGACGTAACAAAAACAACAATAAAATCCACATGCTTACAATTGGTAATGTTGATTTTTTTAAGTTCTACATCCGCTTCGATTGTTACCAATTCAAGGTCATTAAAATTATTTAATACAACATCGGTCATTCCTTTTTTGAAAGTGATTGTTTTTAATTTCCTACTACCCGGTGGTGCAACCCCTACAGCAGGTCCAGGAGTAGTGGTGAATTCGCACACTATAGCGCCAAATACATTTGCGTCAAAAACATTATATTTGAAATCCGCACCGTTCGGTTCTTCTTCGATTTTAAACCCAGTCGGAAAAAGTTTAACCAGAACCGCATATTGTTCTATGAGGGTTTCATTTATTTTCTCGGTTTCAACCGATACTGACTGTCCAAATAATTCCTGACCAAACACTTTCGGTTTCAAAGCTCCTGCTAATACTTTATCATTATCCGCGGTAAGTTTTATTTGATTTGGGAACGCAATGCCTGTTATTTTTTTGTCTTTAATTGTCTTGACTACATCGGTAATTAGACCAAACGACAGCGCATAAGAACCTTTCAAATCAACCATCGTCTTCTCTTTTCCAGAGGGGAGCATATTCAAGACATCGGAAACAGTTGCTTTCAACGCAGTTGATTTGATAGTGATTGTTTTCAACACTGGAAACGCCGATATAAATGCTAGCTGGGCGGAATCGGTAACCGTGTCGGTCTCTATAATAACCTCTTTAACGGTGGGGGACTTGATGCTATTATATTTGGTGATTGAGTCTTTTATCGTTATTTTTTTCAGACTTTTAAGATTTTCTAGATTTGCGTCACCATTCAATTCTACGCCCGATAAAAATTCAATATTGCTAACACGGTTTTCATTGTCGAGGACAAGTTTAAGTGTGGTCGGCACTACTGTTGGTACTGCTTTAGAATACAATTCGTCAATATACGCGGTGTCCTTCGTAAATAATTCTTTCAAAAAAGCCTTTTCTTGAAATGCGGGAGCAAGTGTTGTAATACCGGCATTATACAAGGCTTTCACAAAATCCCTTAAAAAAATATTGGCCGGGGCATCGTATAAATTTGTCCCATTATATGAGGTGACTTTTTTTATTGCGGTTTCAAAAGCTATAAATCCAGGCGGATCTGTTGAAGCCATAGAAGACGAAGAAGACGCCATAGAAGACGAAGCCAAGGTCGGGTTAAATTTTTGAAGTTCTTCAGTCGCTGTATTTATCACAGCCTTATACAAAGCAATATCCATTATTCCAGGCGATTGTTTTGGCTCCAAATCCTTACTTGAAAACAGAATCTCATCACCTTTCGTCATTTCTGAAACGACGGATTTGCGCAACGCCTCATTTTCGATCAAACCATAAATTTGAGAATACGCAAAATCACTTTCTGGGTAGGAAAATACAGTCTTGGTTTCATTGCCTCCTCGTTGTTTTTTTCTGTACCGCCGTTTTTTCGAATACCCCATACTATACAAAATACGGGTATAATAAAACGCCAAATCAAATGTAAAAATTCAACATTTGATTTATTCATGTTCCAAGCTTATTGTGGATCATTATAATAGTATTTTCGCATTTTAAACACCGTCTCATCATTGATTCTGCCTTTCATAAACATATCTAAATTTTTGAAATCGGCCATCATCTCGGTAACAAAATAAATAGAATACATCCCGCACTCAGTGTCTCCTTTCTGATGCTCAACCTTGTTTGTATAAAATCGCATGTTCAAATCCTTATTCATTGTCTTTGCTTGACCTTGGATTCGTTTTACAAGGGCACTAATCTCCGGCGGAACGCCGCCCAACGCGCTATCAAAGAAAACAATCGCATTATCATGAACCGAGACAAACAACGAAACCCAATGTGACCCCGGCTGGTCATGTTTATCTAAATTAAATACGGCGGCGAATCGTCGCTTTCCGTTTTCATAATCGGATTTCAACGAAAAATCACACAGCTCTTTCTCAACACACTCGCCCAAAATACGCGTATCAAAATCGATGGGGGTTGTTCGCATTGCCTTGAAATCGGGGTATTTTGCTTCAATGTCGTCTAAAATCTCGTCGATGTCTTCGTTTGTGAGCCATTCGTCGGGGTTTTTGAGCCACGACTCTGGATGATTGGGGGCGTAAAGCATTTTCAGGTATTTTTTTCTTAGCACGACATCGTTAATTATTTCAAGAGCACATCGTTCATCTTTTTTTGCGCAATCAACACTTTCCATTATTTTCCTCAATATTTTTTGGGGGTCTGTTTCGTTCAAAGGTGATTCGGGATGGTCTTTGTTGTATTCTTGTGTTAACACGCGTATTGCATCGCTGGGCAAACATGTGCCGGTATCGTGTTTTTCGTTGGCTATATTACAATTTACATCTCCTAAGCCTTTATCTGATGATGCACCACCAGATACGATTCGTGATGCACCACCAGATACGATTCGTGACGCACCACCAGCTCTACGTTTCTTTGTCCCACTACGCCGATTGGTCTTAATATGTTTCTTTGTCCCACTACGTCTATTGGTTCTCGGTCTTTTATTTTTACGAGACCAATACATGAGGTGTATATTATATTAGAGGATTTGTTTCTTTGTAAAACAGTCATTGATATCTTTATAAATCATGATTGTGATTGAAACTGGCCACATCGCGCCCACTAATAAACCATAGACGCCGCCAACTAAAAAACTATACGCGGTTTTAAATATATGAGGTGTTGGTTCGTTTAACTGGTATCCGGCGGCAAGTAAACAACCGACGGTTCCGCTAAAATAGGAGGGAATCACAAAGATATGCGCGTATTTTGTGATGATAGGACTTATATTTATATTTTTAAAGTTCATGTTTTTATAAACGTATATATGAACATACGTTTATATGATTTGATACAAAATCATTTTGACCATTTATGGTCAGTATTTTTATTTTTTATTACGCAACTGATAAAAAATAAATGTTATTTTTGCTTAATTAATGTTTATAAAATTCACACAATATACAATTCACACAATATACAATTCACACAATATACAATTCACACAATATACAATTCACACAATATACAATTCACACAATATACAATTTTTTATTTTGGTATTTTAATTTACTTTTGTCGGTCGTTTTACTTTTGTTGGTCGTTTTACTTTTGTTGGTCATTTTACTTGGCCGCAGTAACCTTCTTCACGACCTTCTTTACAACAGTAGGAGCAGGGGCATCAGCTGCCTTTGGCGTAGCAACGGGCGCAGCAACAACAGGCAGAGGCTTAGGTTCAGGCGCCTTAGGCGTAGGAGCAGGCTCATCATCCTCACTCTCGCTGTCCTCAACATGAGTCGAGATAGCAGCAGAAGCAGTAGCAGTAGCAGAAGGCTCATCATCAGCGGCATCATCATTCTTCTCAATTGCGGACAACTCCTCATCGGAAAGCTTAATATGACACTTTCCAAAGACACTCATAATCTCCTTAGGCTTAACGACAGCCTGGACGAGCTTCCATGTAACACCCCAGCCCTTGCCGCCAATCCAAATGCCGCCGCATTGTAAAACACAAGCAGCACCACTGAGGCGAGGGACAAAATGACTGGGGGTAAGCTCCTCATTCTCGCAAGGAAACATCAAGCTTCCGCTAGTATCATAAATCTCAACATTCCATCTGTTTTCCTTCTCATAGAAAGGGACCTTTGCATTAATATTGGGCATCTTGGTCAAATCTGGCTTCTTGGTTCCCTTCACCTTGGGATACTTAAGAGTAGGGAAGAAGGTGTGCTTCAAAATTCCAATATCGAGCGACTCACCCCACCACAACTCACTGTTCTTGGCGGCGGCCTCGATGATGGAGTTCTCTAACAGCTTCATCTTGTCTAAGAACATCTCGGTGTTCTTAGTCGCATAAGACTCATTGGGGAAAGTGAGCGAGATTTGGAACTTGCCGTCGGACTCGCCAGTTTGGGGATCGACGAAATCACTGATGCCCCAAGTGGTGAGTAAAGGGGTGCTAACATGGAGAGAACGGTTGGTTTGAGTGCTGACTACGTTGATTGTTTTGCCGCCCTTTTCGTTGACTTTAGGGGGCATAAACTTGAACGCGGTGGGGGTCCAGGCGTTAACATCGAGGACAACGGGTAAAGACTTGGTTGCGGTAGAGGAAGACATTTTTAGTTCGGATATTCTAATAAGAGGTTTGGCTTTATATATTTATGAAAAATACAATTGGAAACCAGGTGCGTTCAATTTTATGGCACGCCAGATTGATGCTAAGAAATAACAGTCTGTAACAAAACAAAATATATAGAAAGATTATAGAGATAAATCACGGTATATATAAAGGATGTTATCTAAGATGGCCCGAATAGAAGAAACAACTGAAATACCAAAAGAATACGATAAAATGAAACTACACGAATTAAAACCCATTCTAAAAGGGCTTGGACTCAAGATATCTGGAAACAAGTCCAAATTAGTCGAGCGTCTACAAACCCATAAAATTCAAGCCACACGTGTCATCGATATTCAGCGCGCTTTCCGTGGATATATGGCGAGACTATGGATACGTCTGAAAAAGGGTAATCAAAAACCCTGCGTGAATGAAGCCGATTTTTACACCATGGAACCAATCGATGAAATACCCTTTTATTATTACATTCATTATACGGAGGACAAATCACAAACAAATTATACGTTTAACATAATGTCGTTATGCACAATGATTTCGAAAAGTGGGAAATTCGAAAATCCCTATACACGAGAAAATATGAAACCAACATGTGGATCAAAACTGGCGAAAATAATTCGGTTAACAATGATTTTGTTTCCAGACAACGAAATCATAACGGAGTTGAAAGACGTGTATATAGGAGACAAAATACAGGTACAAACACAAGGACCGAGACAAAGTGTTAGACAAAGCTTTGCGACCGGACAAAGCATTGCGACCGGACAAAACGCAAGACAACCACAAGAACCACCAAATGTTGATAGACGCATCACCGAATTGTTTATCGCCATCGACACATTGGGCCATTATACCCAAAAAGAATGGTTTCTACAATTATCAAACACGCAAGTATGTACGCTGGTTATGCGAATCAACGCATTGTGGGCAACAACAACGTCCGACGTGAGACGCGATATCAGTCCAAATGTATCACCATTTTCTGTTCAGAATACAGGAGTCACGCGAATGTCGCTCGACCGCACATTGGATGAAAATCGGTTGATCGCAGTGAAAGTTGGCGAATCTCTTATATACAATGGAATCAATAATGAATATAAGATAATGGGGGTTATGTTTTTTCTGACGGGACTTACCACAGTATCGTATGCGGCAAGACTTCAGATGCCGTGGTTGTATGATAACTATAATTTTGTTGTTACGCGAGTTTAATAAAGGGAACTACGTTATTCAGCGAAGCTTCTATCCCTCCTTTTTATTTTTGGGGGTTTTGATTTTTAGATTTTGGTAAACAATTTGGAGTTTTGTAAACATTTTGTATTTTTTTGTTTTGTAAACATTTTGTATTTTTTTGTTTTGTAAACATTTAGTTTTGTGTATTTTTCGCTCCAAAATCAGACCAAAACCAAAATAAATGAATAAATGCCTTAAACTACTTAAAAACGAAGTGCTTTACAGTGTATATAATAAGATGGTTCGTCAAACAAAATCTACTTCTACCGCTGCCCCTGTTTCTACCCCCGCTCCCACCCCCGTTGCTGTCACTGTTTCTGTGACTGAGGAGAAGAAGCCCAAGAAGACCAAGGCTGCTTCTGCTACTGCCCCTGTCGCCCCCGTTGTTGCTGCCGTAGCCCCTGTTGCTGCCCCTGTTGCCCCCGTCGTTGCTGCTGCCCCCGTTGATGCCGATGGTCTCTCTTCCAAGCTCAACGACTTTGGCTCCAAGATTGCCCAGATCGCCACCCTTCTTGCTACCATGAAGACCGACTACAAGGCTCTTGAGAAGCAGGTCGCCAAGGAGGTTAAGCAGAAGTCCGGCAAGGCCAAGAAGGTCAAGGCTGCCCCCAACCCCGACAGAAAGCCCTCCGGCTTTGCTAAGCCCTCTGTTATCACTGAGGAGCTCAGTAAGTTCCTCGGCAAGGAGGCTGGTGTTATGTTGTCCCGTGTTGAGGTCAGCAAGGAGATCACCAAGTACATCAACGAGCACGGACTCAAGGATAAGGATTGCGGCAGACAGATCAACCCTGATGCTAAGTTGTCCCAGCTCTTGAACATCCAGGCCGGTGGTGAGCCCCTTACCTTCTTCAACCTCCAGAAGTACTTGAAGGTTCACTTTGTTAAGGCCCCTGTTGCCTAAATAAGGGGAACGTAGTTATTCAGCGTAGCTTCCGCCCTTGGACCCCTCCATTAAATGGATAAATATTGTGAGGGGTTAAACAAAAATAATAAATAATACACAAAAATATTGAAAAAGAGTGGTCCCTTTAAAGGAGGGATTAAATAAAAATATTGAAAAAGAGTGGTCCCTTTAAAGGAGGGATCAAAAGGGAACCTAGGTTTCCTTTCGCTTGTTTAGCTTAGTGGTAGAGCATTACACTTGTAATGTAAAGGTCTCGAGTTCAATCCTCGAAGCAAGCTTAGTGCGTCATTGGTGTAGTGGTAACATGGATCCCTTCCAAGGATCAGCTGAGGATTCGATTTCCTCATGACGCAAATGGAATATGAAATATGAAATACCGATAAATAAAATAAATAACAAAAATCTTTGTTATTTATCAACAAAACATGGAGACGCAAATATTGATTATAGATAAATAGAAACATATTTTGGTGTTGTAGTTTACTACAGCAATATTGTTGTTTATGGTTAAGAGATTACGATTAACTTCGTCCAATCCAGGTTTTTGGTCACATGAGTAGAATCGCTGGCTAAGAGCCGCAAGTCTTTTATTACAAAGTGTCTTATTACAGAGTGTCCTATTACAGAGTGCCCTATTAAATATCATAGTATATGCTTATATTGAACAAACGTGTATGTTTTTTATTCTTCAATATTGTATAAAGAATGGAACGACTAAATGAAAAACTTGGCTCACTTATGGAAACGCTATCCAATATAATGGCCAAAAAGGGCGACCGTATCAAATCCCTCGCATACAAGAAGGCACACGAGGCAATCCTAAAGGTAGACAATAATATTTACACGGTGGATGATTTGAAAGGCGTGTCCGGCATTGGCGCCTCTAGTTTGACTCATATGCGCGAATATTTAGAGAAAGGCACACTCGACATAATAGAGGCGGAACGGTTTAATCCGGAAAACATACTGAGCGACGTTTATGGCGTGGGGCCGAAAAAAGCAAAAGAATTGGTCGAAAAAGGAGTGACCTCAATTGCCGAATTGCGAAAACGCCAAGATGAGCTACTTAACAAAGTCCAGAAGGCCGGCCTTAAATACTACGAGGATATATTGGAACGCATACCGCGATCTGAAATCGACATATACAATGAGATTTTCAAGTCGGATGTTCCGTCGACGGCAAAATATGAGATTGTGGGGAGTTATCGTCGCGGGGCGATTGATTCGGGAGACATTGATGTGATTATCACATCTGAAAACAAATCTGATTTTCAAAATTTCATAGATACTCTCATTTCAAAACGTATCATCTTAGAGGTTCTCTCAAGAGGCGATTCTAAGTGTTTGGTGATTGCGAGCATTTCTACTTCCAAATATGCCCGTCGCGTTGATTTCCTCTACACTTCGCCGCAAGAATACCCGTTTGCTGTGTTGTATTTTACAGGTAGCAAGGGTTTTAATACGGTTATGCGTGGTCACGCTTTAAAACAAGGGTATTCTTTGAATGAGCACGAATTAACGGTTAAGAATAGTGGAGAAAAGGTGCATGGTAAATTTGTTGAGGAAAAAGACATATTTGACTTTTTACAACTACAATATAAAACACCAGGTGAAAGGTTGGATGGAAGGATGGTCATTCCAAAAATACAATCTGAAAAAACAGTTTTAAAAAGTCAAATCTTAGAGGTTGATCCTAAAAGTGAAAATTCTAAGGTCGATATTTTGAAGAAAAAATTGGAAGAATGTAATCAGAAACTAATGATGGCCGATAAAACGGTAGTTCAGCAAGAAGTTGCCGATAACTCAACTGCTACGCTTGAAAAGCTCGCTTCATCCTCGCCTCTAAGCTCACCCAAAATAAAACCATCAAAAGAAGTTAAAACTAAAAAGAATATTATTCCAAAGACCACACAAACACGAAAGAATATGAAACCTGCACAAACAAAAACAATGATACAAGACTTTGCTACCCATGGCGTTTCCTTCTTAGAAACCCTCACCGAGCCTCAATTGTCCGAGATGATCTTAGAGGCAAATCGAAAATACTACACTTTGAGCAAACCTCTATTATCCGACAACCAATATGATATTTTAAAAGAATATATCGAAACAAAATACCCCGCAAACGTTGCAATCACACAGGTAGGAGCACCAGTAATAAAAAATAAGATTGAACTCCCCTATGAAATGGCCTCTATGGACAAAATAAAACCCGACACCAACGTCCTATCTGATTGGGTAAAACAGTACAAAGGACCCTACGTCCTATCGTGTAAGCTCGACGGCGTTAGTGGTATGTATTCCACCGAGGGTGACTCCCCCAAATTATATACGCGCGGCGACGGCAAAGTGGGCCAAGACGTATCGCATCTTATAAAACCACTCAAGCTCCCAAATCACAAGGGTCACGTCGTTCGCGGAGAATTCATTATTTTAAAAGACGTTTTCAATACCAAATATAGAGACAAGTTCGCAAATCCCCGAAATCTGGTTTCTGGAATCGTGAACTCAAAATCAGTCGACGAAAAAACCGCGGATCTTCATTTTGTCGCTTACGAGGTAATTCGTCCCGTTCTTAAAGCAAGTGCCCAAATGCGTTTGCTCCAGGACCTTGGTCACGAGGTTGTCCAGAATCGCGCCGTGCCGTCGCTTTCAAATGTCCTGCTATCTGAAACGCTGGTGGAATGGCGAGGAAATTATGGTTACGAGATAGACGGAGTTATTGTGTGTGACGACAGCATACACCCACGCGGGTCGGGCAATCCACGCCACGCATTCGCATTCAAGATGGTGCTGTCTGACCAGGTCGCCGAGGCAAAAGTCGTGGATGTTATATGGACAGCAAGCAAAGACGGATACTTGAAGCCGCGTGTGCGCATAGAGCCGATACATATCGGCGGCGTCACCATCGAGTATGCGACCGGGTTCAACGGCAAATTCATAGAGGACAACAAAATCGGCGTCGGAGCAATTATAACCATGATCAGGTCGGGTGACGTGATTCCCTATATTAAATCGGTCGTGGTTCCGGCTGAGGCAGGAAAGATGCCTGACGTACCCTATGATTGGACAGAGACACATGTGGATCTTCTCTTGAAAAACAAAGAAGACGACCCCACAGTGCGTGAGAAAAACATTACAGGGTTCTTTACAGAAATCGGCGTAGATGGATTATCAAGCGGAAACGTTCGACGTATTATCACGGCAGGATACGACACCATCCCCAAAATCGTTAAAATGGAAAAAGCCGATTTCGCAAAGGTAGAGGGGTTTCAACAGAAGACGGTTGATAAATTGTATGATGGTATTCGCGACCGCATTTCAAAGGCAACGCTTCTCCAATTGATGGTGGGGTCAAATATGTTCGGTCACGGAATGGGCGAACGTAAATTGGGACCAGTGATTGAAGCTTTCCCGGATTTTTTAACATCTCACGATTCCAAAGCAGAGAAGATCCGTCAATTGGGAACAAAAGGCATCCACAAGAATGCCGAGGAAGTGGTTGATAGTATTGCGCCATTTCTGAAATTCTTGGATTTATGCGGCATTAAGACGACCACAGTAAAGGCAGCACCTATAGTCGCAGCTGTAGCCAATACATCTCATCCTCTATTTGGAAAGACTATCGTTATGACGAAAATAAGAGACAAAGAAATTATTGAATTCTTAGAGACAAAAGGCGCCAAACTTGGAGACAATGTTAAAGCAGATACATTGGTCTTAATTGTGAAATCCAAAGACGATGTTTCCGCAAAAACCAAAACGGCAACCGAGAAAAATGTGCCGATTATGACGCCGAATGAATTCAAACTCGCATACAAAATTTAATAATATTTAGTATAAACAAACTTAAAGCATACACTATATTATAATTCATACAATATGGCACAAGAACAAGGCATCCGATACCAGATTTTTGAAGATAATGAAAGTGAGGCGGTTTTTAAGCCGATCCAGAATGTTTCGGTACCAAAAAACTTAGCCGTACCTACATTCAAAATTCCAGATAATATTAATCAAGAAATTCAAAGCAAGCTTAACGCTAATAATATAAAACCTCAACCCCAAGAACACGACCTTATTGGTCGAATCAAATGTTTTATCAGTGAAAAAAATCCAAGTTTAACAATTTTAACTCCTTGTTACAATAGCACAGTATATGTCTCATATATGGAGTCACTTATTCAAACATTTTCGATGTGTAAAGATATTGGTCTAAAAATGAAGGTCCATTTCTGCAAGAACGATAGTTTGGTTTCTCGCGCGCGTAACAATTTGATTGCGAAGGCGATGTCCGACCCAACCACAACACATATGCTCTTTATCGATGCAGATATTACTTGGGACCCGGTTGATATTTTGAAACTGATTTTGGCCGACAAAGGTATTGTTGGCGGTATTTATCCTATCAAACAATACAAGTGGGATAACTTTTCGGACCCAAATTTCATGACCGAGTTGATGAACCGAAAGCAAAATTCACAATTGAAAAATGTATTTAGTGACTATGATTTTTTGAAAACCAATATGGTCAAATACAATGTGAATTACGAATCAAGCGTGTTGAATGTCACCAACAATTTGGCGAAAGTCAGACACTTGGCGACTGGGTTTATGATGATTAAACGTCAGGTCATCGAGACCATGTCGCGTGGATTTCCAACCACCAAATATGTCGATGATGTCGGGTTTTTACATGGCGAAGAAAATGATTTTGCGTATGCGCTCTTTGATTGCGGCGTAGAGGAGGGGCATTATTTCTCGGAAGACTGGATGTTCTGCCATCGATGGTCAAAGATGGGTGGCGGAGTATATATTGATGTCACCATCAACTTAGATCACACTGGTGTAGAGACATACAAGGGATCTTATATCTCATCGGTTATGTAAAATTGAAGACGTTTATAAAATAATCAAAATAATTACAAACAACATATTATAATTATTTACTAAAAATGACTCATAGAATTCAACTCTTTTATAAAAAAGGAACGTCGAAAGCAGAAAACGACGCCGAAAACAAAATACGTGAAGACGTTCTTGTTTTCTTGGAAAATGAATTACCACCTGAATACGCTGCCGACGAAAAATGGCGAAACCTCTATACCAAATTTCACGAAACCTTAAGAACCCTGTGTCCTTCAGAATATACGTGCGTCAAGATTGTGAAAAAAGGCGGTCGTATATTCAATTATGATTTTGACGTCATTTATTTGGATTCTGAAAACAACGAAATACATCGAGTAAAACTCGAATTCAAACACAATTCTAAAAAAATAGACAAAATACCACAAATATTATCGCTCCAAGACCGATTTGGACTCATTGACGCCATATCTTATTCGGAACACTATTACACACTTTATTTGGACGCATACTTGTCGGATATTGAATACACCGGCGTCAAACCAACTTTACAAGAATATGTCTCACTCGTTGCCGGAATAGCGCCCGAAAAACACCCTATGTTTATGTTTATGCGCTTGGCCAAATCTAACCCAGCCGTGAAGGAATCCATCCACACGTATCTTAATTCCTACGTATCAAAATTCAAGGTAGACGAGTTCACAAAAAAACTGGTCGAGTCGCAAGCGAACAAATATTTCTTGCTTTGGGATTTGTCGCAATTCCATATAGATACGTTATCTGCGGAAGAACTAACAATAAAGGATATTCTGTTGAAACCAACAAAAAAACAAACAAACACAATTGTCGCACGGTCGACTAAGTCGGAATATCATTTATTGCTTCGATGGCGCAATCACAACGGGATTTTGAACCCCGCATGGCAGATCAAGATTATGCGTAAATAGGGAATATAGTTTCCAGCTCTGTTTTCGAGAGACCATTATTCCCGAGGAATAATGAAACGAACTCCTCTGTTTTTTTGTTGGCGAAACTGGCGAGTATCAAACGCGCGTTCTCCTCTGTCTTACACATAATCATATTCAGGTGGTTCTCCACCAAATAAGGGCGTGTTCCATCCACATATGCGTAGCTGAGTTTGTAGGCACTATTGCCGTTCCCGCGATTGACTACGATAATGGGTTCTTTGGCGCCGTCCATCAAAATATACTGTTTCTTCTCATCATTGGCGAAATCTTGGTCTACGACCGTGTTGGTTTTTGCGACGTTGGTATTGTATATGAGGAGGGTCTTTGTCTTATCGCTGGTCAGAGCCTCCTTGTGTTGATTCCATACCACGGTGCCGGTCTTAACAACGATACCCATTTTCGCCAATGTGGTTGAACCAGACAAAACCGTCTTGATGGTATCCGAATTTTCAGTGAATATGTAGTTGTCGCCGAATTTCACGGAGAATTTACAGTCGCTAAGCTTGCACCCGCTAAGCTTGCACTCACTTAGAACAACGTTGCGCCTGAATATAAGGCCAATCGTTGCCTGCTGCGTTTCGATGAACTTGTTGTCGCTCGCAAAATTCACAATGTTCAAAATGGTTCCTTCGATTTTCATATAATTACGGATTTTCGCATAATACGCGGCATTCAAGAAACTGGTGGGAATGACGAATGCGAGGACGCCGCCAGGCGACAGCATCGAGATGGAATGAAGCATAAATGTACAGAACAAATTGGGGCGACCGACCACATAGTCGTGGTATTTTTCAGGGACGTCGCCTTTCCCGCAAACTACATAAGGCGGATTTCCGACAATCAGGTCAAATGTGTATGAGGGAGACCACTTGGTGAAATCGGCGTGGATATACTTATAATCGATGGTTTGCGCCACGTCGTTGTAAATAGTGTCGTTGAATTCCACGGCATTTATGATTGCGTTGGGGAACGTCAAGTGCGCATAATTGGCGATTTCACACGTGCCTGCGGAAGGCTCCAAAATGCGCTGGGGATTGGAGATGTGTTTCTTAATTTCCGTAAACAACTTTTCAATGATGGTTCTCGGGGTTATGAAGATCCCATTGTCTTTTTTCTCCTGCTTGGAGAGCTTGTTTGTGATATCGATGGTTAATTTACTGTATTCTGCGTTCATTTTATAAGTGATATACAAGGTTATATTTTATATCACTTCAATTTTATTGAATAATGGGTTGACGAGTTGTCGAGTTTTATGTTTGTTAATACAACTGTGAAAAATTACCTTGTATGTAATGAAAAACAAAAAAAGAAACCAATCCAAATATAACATCTGCGAGCAATAAAACCCATGCGGTTTCAACTCCATGTATAGCGTTATAAGCAAATAATAAATATATTATTGAATGAATCGGTCGTAAATCATTCCACCATATTTTTTCTCCAAAAACTTCAGCGCCAGTTTTCCTTGTTCCTGTTAAATAAAAATACATAAACCCAATGGCTGGAAGTATAGCTAAATACCCCAATATTGGTAAAAATTTGTCTCCTGCGTTTTTAGCAATAAAAACAAATGCGGTTCTAGTACCAATACAACCAAATAAAAACAATAAAAATCGTTTTTGTATTTCGTTCATAATATACATTATTATACATTATTATATGGTTCCTCTAATCCGTGCTCAAAACTTTCGCAATATTTCGCGGATAATCGGGATTGATTCCTTTTTCCACAGACAAATAATAGGCGATCAGTTGTAAAACCACATTTGTTAAGAGTTCGGTATATCCGCCCGTAGGTACTCGAATCCTGTAATCATACGCGTCTGATAGTTCGTAATCGGAGACCCCTATTACAAGCGCACCGCGCGACTTGAGTTCGTCAAACACCCCCTGGTTTCTTACAAATGACTCGTCGCCTGGAGTAAGTAAAATTACTGGAAACCCTGGCGTCAACAATGCGTACGGGCCGTGTTTCAATGCCGCACTGCTATAGCCCTCCGCGTGGATGTATCCAATTTCTTTCATTTTAAGAGACCCTTCTTTCGCAACTGAGACGTAATTATCTTTTCCCAAAATAAATACACTGGATGAGGATACGAGTGCTTTCGCGACCAGTTTACACGATTCAGTTGCGTCCTCTATAGTTTTAATAATATCATTGTGTAGTCGGCGAATATTGGAAATATACAAACCACTTTGTTTGGGGTCGCTTTGGTGCACCTGCTGTGTTTGCTTATGGTCACTTTGCTTATACCATGTCGCAATCATTGTTAGAACAACCACCTGCGAGGTGAAAGCCTTGGTGCTCGCGACTGCGTTTTCGCGCCCACAATTCAAATACACACCACAATCAACCTCACGCGCGATTAGCGAATCCACTACATTAATGACTCCGATTGTTATAGCGTTCATATTTGTTCGAATCATTTCTAAGCATCGATGGAGGTCTTTGGTTTCCCCCGATTGCGACAAAAATACATAGCACGTTTTGCCGTGATACGGCATATCAGATTCTGTGAATTCAGCGCCATCAAATATTTGGACAGAATGAAATCGCCCCAGCTGTTTGAATAGTACCAGCGTCAAAAGCCCCGCGTGATACGACGTCCCACACCCCAAAAACACGATGTTTTCAACAGCCATTAACTCCGCACGTTTCATATCCAGGCCGCCCAACTTGACTTCACTGTCGCTCATAATGCGCCCTCCATTTCCGATTGCCGCCACACAAGCAACTGCCTGGTCATTTATTTCCTTCAAAGTCCAATGTGGATACGGCGCAGGGGTGGTCGCCTCCGCGATGCCTTCAAACCGTCGCTTCTCATACACGGTATTGCCGAAAGATTTCATAACAACCACGCCATCCTCTTTACACAGTGAGACAATGTCGTTGCTTGCTAAAGACACGTATTTAGTGATTTTATGATCGAATCCATAGCATTCGGATGAAACCATCATGAATCGGTTGTCTGCCGAGAATCCGACCAAAAGAGGACTACCGTGGCGGACACAATACATCGTCTCTGGTGTATCCACACATAAAATCGCCAAGGCATAAGTGCCCTCTATATGAGACAGCGCTGTTTTGATAGCATCGATGGGCGACGGCTTTGTGTCGGCTGTCTCCTTTGATGTAGCATTATAAAAAAACGAAATCAAATTCACCACGACCTCAGTATCTGTTTCAGACAAGAATACAAATCCGTTTTTCACAAGCATCGCGCGCAGCTCGGTGTAGTTCTCAATAATCCCATTATGGACGAGCGAAAACTTATTGTACATATCGTGGTGAGGATGACTATTGACGTCACTTTTAGCACCGATGGTACGCCAACGGGAGTGAAGAATCGATATAGTGCCGTCGTGTGCGGCCTGATGTCTGAGGATTTTTGCGTCGGCCAACTCAATGTCATCGCTGGCGAATTTATGTGTCATAAATTGCTGATTTTTATTAATTGTGGTAATACCGACGGAGTCATAGCCGCGGTTCAGCAGTTTCAAAATACCGAGATATCCGTAAATAAATGATGTATCGTATCCGATATATCCGCAAATTCCACACATCTATGTAATAATGTAGATACGAATCATAGAGGTTAAAACACATAAAAATATAAACTCAACTCTTATAAAATTGAAACCCATTTTTCACAAAAGTCAAAAGCATAAATTTTAAAACCCAAACATTTATACCAACACATGTCTAACGCCGAAAACCACAGTTTTGTTTTGCCTAACGCATACAAGCAAGAACAAAATGAGAATGACCAAATTCATAAAAATGATAATAGCTCAGACCTCGATTTATCCACCCTCGGCCCAATAGCTCTCGATTTATCCACCCTCGGTCCAATAGCCATCGATTGCGATTATAACATCTATAACAACTGGCGACTCGAATGCGACAAACCAAACCAACTCAAAGCCCTGTCGTCAGGCACCCCATCGGAAGCCGTCAGCAAATCCGACAAACCAACCCAACTCAAACCCCTGTCGTCGGGCACCCCATCGGAAGCCGTCAGTAAATCCGACAATACAAACGGATACGTTATTTTGGCGGGATATGATTATGAAAGTGAAGGTGGGTACGATACATACGGATACAGCAAGACACTTGAAGAGGCAAAGCAGATTGCGACCGAATCAGTCACCACTGGTAAAAAAAACAAATACAAAAAAAATAATCAATTACATTGGACACACGTTGTGAATTTAGACACATTGAAAGTCATTTACAAGTCGAGAAAATAGAGAATATCATGTAATATTTTGTATAGCATAATTTAATATTTTAATTTACACATTTTCTAATTTAAAACGCCCATTTTATATTAGATTTTTACAAAAATAATATAATTATATTTTATAATGACAACACCACCACATTTTAGAGATGAAAATGATTGGGAACCTATACCAGAAAGTGAAATAGATAGATTACAACAAACACTTTATCCACATGTAAATAAAATGAAAATATCTTTGTTAAAACCACAGAGGATACAATTTGTAAAAGATTTATTACAAAATCAAAATAATACTTGTGCTTTTGGTAAAAATGTTGGTGGTAAATACTGTTGGAATGAACCTAAGGATAGTGAAAAAAAATATTTAAAATTACAATGGGGTCACATTAAACCTAGATGTCGGAAGGATGAAACACACACAATTAAAGATTTATGCTTATTATGTGCTAGATGTAACAATCAAATACAAACATCACGTTATTTATGTCAACTAAAAGCAGAATTACAAAGTAAATTAGATAATATTGACGACTTAATAAAATCATCAAAATAATGTTTAATGGACGTTTGAAATGTAAAAGGTGTATAAAATAGTTTTTTTACAATCTCAAATACGGATTCTTAGAGGCAAGCTCTGGATACAATTTGTTTAAACACGTTTTTACCATCCTATGCGGCTGATGCGTGCCGAAAAATGGCTCAACCCACGTATGGTGTAAGGCAAAATGTTTGGAAATCGCATCATCGCCCACCGACAACCCCAGTTTATAGCATCCAATAACAAAATAAACATCTTCCGCGTCTGCCTCTAATCTGATCGACACAGTGTTTGAATAAGAGGAAGACACCGGCGGGAAAGTATCAATCACGCGTATCATATCCAGGCGTTTCCTTAATGACAGTCCTCCATTAAAACATTTCACGGATGGATTAATACCTTCGCGCGCCAATTCAACCCAGTCACACTCCATATTGCCGCCAATATAACTCTTGTTTAAATTTAAAAACGTCTCTATACTAATTCCGCCGTCATCAAAAATCCACGTATCCACTTGGGCGGTCAAAACGAACTCGCCGCTCAGCCCAGACCACAGATCCCGTCGTTTCAAGAAATCGCTGTATTCCGAATGGTGTTCAAAATTATATACATCCAATTCACGCAACTCCACGATTAGAGGCGCGCCCAATTGCCGCCAATATGCCGTCGTGTCTTTCCCGCAGTAAAAAACGTAATTCCACGCGTCTGTCCCAAGAACCTTTATATATTGGTTAATAACAGACACAGATTCGTCAATCGGTCGCGGTTCAATAAACAAGACGGTATTTTTATTATTCATTGCACGTAAATATATAGAAACACGGCATTTCTCTATATATTTATAATCAAACATGAAAGTCGCAATTGTAGGTGGGTTCAAATACCATTTGGAGTGTGCGGCATTCATTTGCGAGCTTTTTCCGGCCAATGTGGAAATCAATCTCTATTATCATGAAGAATATTTTGGATATGTTTCTTATTTTCAAAAATTGTATCCAAAATTACATGTGTATACAACCTTCACTACGTCCGACATCATGTCAAATAATATTGTTATAAAACTCACTTCAAATGATCCAATCTTAGAGGATGAACGTGTTATATCGATTTTACATGTTCATGGTTTTCAAGACAGATCGTCCAGATACATTGCGTTATCACCATTTGTTTTAACCGATAATTCATCAAAACAAATAAAATATATATTCCCCATATATCGGGGTATTCAATGCGAAACGCATCGCCAAATAATCACCTACGTAGGCCAATTTCAACCGGACTATTTGGACGATGATTTACACTTGATGATTACGAGTTTGCCGGAGTATGAGTTTTACTTTATATCACATGGCGTTGATCAACGGTTATTTGACGCGCATCCAAATGTGCGGTGTTTTCCAGAATGCGGAGCGACCGAATTGGTGGAATTGGTTTCAATGAGCAAATATATCCTTCATAGACATATTAGCGTTTCCAATTTTGATCGTTTTTCAGGTGCCCTCTCGATTGCGGTGTCGCATCGGAAGCCGCTAATTTTGAGCTCGTATTTTGCGGAAGTATATGGACTTCCGGCCATAACGTATGACTATATGTTTTGTGAGACCGTCGGCAAAATTAGAGAGGTAGATTATGAGGCGGAACTTGGTAAACTGGACGTCTTTATAGAAAACCAGACATTGAAAAATAAGGCTGTTTTTGAAGAACTGATTAAGATGTCGTAAATATCAGTCGCCCCCCGAAGGATGTGCTTTGTCGGTCGCCCCGAAGGGGGCTTTATACATGCTCATTCTTCAACAATCGCTCTACAAACCGCTCTGCATTTTGTTCCGAATTCAAATATATGTTGATTATTTCTGCAGGCGAATAAAACTTATCATTGATCCCCTCTAACACACTATCGCCCAAGGACGCAGAAAAAAGATGTGAATACATTTCACCAATTGTTTTCCGACTCGCCCGCGAAAGTTCAAGTGTAATGTCTATGCGTCCCGGGCGTTTCAACGCCGGATCCAAATCCTCATAATGGTTCGATGAAATCACCATAATACGTCCAGGCGTCTCACGAATCCCATCCCACAAGTTCAAAATATCGTCCAATGTGAGCGGCGGGTCTTCGGTCGGCATCGCGATTTTCGGAATCGTGGTAATATCAATACCCTCTATAGATTCACCTTTCAACAATGATTGAATATTAGTAGTAGTAGTGACCGGTTTATCCTTTTTCTTTGTCCGGTCCATCACAATATCCCCAATACAATCAACGTCTTCGAATACGATAATCTTGTTATCAAATCCAATGCTGTTCTTCTTGTTGTCGGTGCTATACCGATTTTCAAAAAACACCGCGTCCAAATGTTTCTTTGACTTTATCAATTTCAAAGAAATCGAGACAATGTGCCGCCCCGTATAATTCGCAAGCGCCTTTATAAATGATGTCTTTCCGGTGCCGGGAGGACCATGAAGCCCAATACCAAGTGAATAGGGGATTCCAATATTATAATACCACTCTTTGTTTCCCAGGAAATAATCAATTTTCTCAATGACGTTTGATTTTCCCTCAAAAAACAGGTTCTTGAAACTGCGTGTGCTTTCAAACAAGGTTTCGTCCCAGCGTTCGCACGTAGAGTCTTCGAATGTGAGTTTGGACAAGGTATAAATAAACCGCTTGTTTATCCGCAAATCCGCAATGTTAGTTAGGTATTTATTGGTAATGTCTTCCACGAAGTTTTTAATGGTTTCAATGCTGCTTGTGTATGAAAACATCTCAATTACAATACGCTCTATTTTGTTCCTTGTATTTTTTGTTTTATCATCCTCTTTTTCGGATGAATCGTCGTTTGAAATGGTGTGCGTGTATGCGTATATATCGAGGGACTTTGAAACCAGAAACTTTTCAGACTGGTTTACCATATAGAAGGCATCATTTTTGTCCTTGATGCGCTTGAATATCATTTGTTCCTTGATGGAATATATTTGCGGATTTTCATATACGTTTTCAACAATGTGTTCCCAAACTGCTTTGAAACGATCGCTGAAAATGGCGGACTGATATAATTCGCTATCATATATACTGGTTGTGCAGGTGATTTTGCCTTCATACGTTACGACGTTTTTCTTGGAAAATATGTGGAGCAACCGTTCAAGACTGAATATGCGGGTTAAATCCACGTTGTCGATTAAATAATAATTTACTTTTTTGGTAATCAATGAAATCACAGACATGAACACTGCGAATATGACGGCGTCCGTGAACGAATCGCCGTTTTTGAATTTATCGAAAATCATCATGTTGGTTATAGTTTTAGTTGAATCCATTCTATAGACATACATAAAGGGTGTGTTTATGTATGTTTGTAAAATAAAATAGCATGTGTGAATTGCTATTTTATAACTGATGATAAAATAAAATAGCATGTGTGAATTGCTATTTTATAACTGATACACTTTTTCAAAGTGTTTGAACATTTTATTACACTAAAAACAAATGTTTTGTCCAAGTATAGAATGAACGATTTGGACGTATTAACGCTACAGCTATTGTCTAGCAAAAAGAGATACAACCAGTATTTGGAAAACGCACAACCCAACAGGGCTAACGAAATCCAGGAGTTCTATGGAAAAATCCGTAAATACAAGTCGCGAATCCGCCAGACTATGGAAAAGTATTTAGAAAACCCGGAGACGCAAACCACGACCGATGTAGATGACGTTATAGAGACTTGTTTCAAAACGTTAATTACACATTATGAAATTCTGAACCGGGAACACAAGTCATATTTGAAAGATTATGATGAGACAGATTCGACAGAAGATGAAGATGAAGTAAACGCAAAAGAAGAAGAGGAAGAAGATGATGACGAAGCTGTAGAACCTCAATCCAAGAAACCAACTCAATCCTTTTGGGGAAATAAAATCACCAAAACCTCCTCTTCAAATCTGGATGGGTTTATTCGTAAAAAGAAAGACTCAACCTAAATCCAACAAAATATGAATCATCACATTGCTCAACTTCTCTGTCTTGAAAATATTTTTCTCATTAGGAACCGGGATTCCTTGACCCATATGCGCAAAAATCTGATACCTCATCAATTTCAAATCGCGCGTCAAAATTTTGAAAATACGGGGTCCTATAGGAACCTCAATTGCGTCCATTTTCCAAACGTCCGAAATCAAATAAGAAAGTCGAACGTGAATGTTATTGTGTTCATCCAGCGTGATGTTTTCTGGTAGCTCAGGGATACACTCAACAATAGTATTCTCTTTTTCATATATTAATTCACTGAACCATAGAGGCACCATAACATTTGTATTTTCGTCAATTTTGAGTTTAAAAACGGATTGGTTGTATAAGTCATCCAGATTTGGGTTCAAAACCACCTTTGACGATTCTACCTCTATACTGTCCGTTTTCAAATCCAAAATTTCCTGTGCTTTTTCCAAAAACACGTCTGAAATGTGGAAGGCGTCGCGATACAAAGACAAGGTGTCCAATATTTTCTGAGCTTGTGGTTTGTCGAGTGATTCGAATAATTGAAGCCCCTTCTCTTCACAACCGAGTAGAATACGCATCAATATGGGATGAAAAATTTGTTTTTGAAAAGTCTTGTTGTTGTAAAGTGTCTCTATAAAAGATGCGGCAATTCCAATATAACTGGATGATTCCTTTATTTTTTGGTAAATCGTAGAGGCGGATGGAAACGTTGAGTTATCAAAGTCTTCGTCTTCGTTAAAGCCTTCAAACCCGTTTTTGTTTAATCCCTCAATCAAATAATCATGTGCCTCCTTGATTTCCCTATATGCCTCTGCCGCATTTGTTGCCTGATTTTTGTCCGGGTGGTATTTCAGCGCCAAATATTTATATTGTTTGCGAATCACCTCTAACGATATATCAGCGGGTTCAATCAGAAGAATTTCACACGCTTTCTGGTAATTCATCGTATTTGAATATTTTGATTATCATATAATGGACACTACTCTCTAAGTGGTAAATGGGCCTATAATTATTGTTGTAATATTTCAGAAACGAATACATTTTCACCAATATGGCGCTGATCTCTTCAGCCGCCACATATCCATTCTCTATCATATGCCCCAATATATACCACATACAATCCGCAGCATCCAAATTGTATATCAAAATATCGTATATTGCATCACGGAACGCAGCGTGAACCAACTTATCCGGCTGAAGCATCTGCTCGATTATCGTGTCGCACACAATATTGAAAATGTCTTTCGGCACCTTGTCTGTCGACGCAATTTTCCCAAAATTATTGATTTCTTTCAGATTCAAAATACCAGACGGTTCTACGTTATTCAAGATGGTTGTCGCATTTTCGAACGCATTTGTATCAGGTGACCATTTCTGTCTGAAATTAGCGACCTTGCTTATAAACAGGCTCTCTTGCGTCGGTTCAACTGGGTCGAGCTCGTGTTTTGTATATTTGCGCACCTTGAGTCCCTGGATGCGCTGGTTCATAAGGAGTTCCAAATACATTTTTTTACTTGATCTCTTAACCTCTATTATTTCACAAACCGACAAGATATTGTTCGGAATAAAACTGATATGTTCGGTCATAATGATGAACCGCAATTGGATGTTTGAAAACCGATTGTTGTATTCCTGGATATAACTGTAGAAAATCTCCAATAACTCGGTATGGATCCAGTGGAAACTCTTACATACTACAATGCCGAATTTTTCGGGTTTAACCGCAACTATATCCACTATTTGTTGGATAATTTCGTGCCACAAAATCTTGGAATTACAGCCGAGCAACGACATGTCCACCTCATAATGGATGTCGCTGATTCGATACTGGTAGTTGTATTTTTCGTTCTGCATACATATCTTCTTATCATAACTAAGACCACTCGGGCTATATCGCTGTATCGCGTTCAGCATTTGCGTGTATTTACCCACGCCGGGAGGACCGTAAAAAATGAGGTTCGTCAATTGCGAAAGCTGCTGTGGGAATTTGGAAAAATGCGGCGTCAATTCAGGATGGATATTAAATTGCTGGAGAGATTGTAGATAATCTTCATAATGGGTTTCGTAAAATTTCATATATGGACAATACATATATATGTCGCTCATTCTGTAAATCCTTTATACAACTTTGAACAATTATGCCGTACCCTTTACTGTTCTCTTATAAAAATGTTTATGCCGGTTTCACTGTGTTTTTTCAATGGACAATCATGATATTTTCGGTTTAAATTCGCATCGCAATCTTCACCGCATAATAAAACAATTTCATTGTTTTTGTAAAAATTAGAAACAATATCAATAAAAGGTAATCCTCTATGATAACTTCCATAAACGACAATATCATATTTGTGATTCATAATGTCGGATACTACAGTGTTATCATATTCATCATTTCTGTCTTCCTTCTTGATTGTTTTCTGGTATGTCATTCCTCCACCCCAATGACGCATGAAATCGCCGGTGTAATCATCATATAAATGCGTCACTTTGGGGTAGTCATGGCATTCGGCACCAAGTATATTTTTGAACCCAGACAACGTAAGACACCTCAAGTAATCCGCATCTAAATTACCGGATAAAAACAAAACGCGCTTTGCCCGAGGCGCGCCGATTAAATCCAAAATATTCTGAGCTGCACAAGTTGTGGTTAGATGGATTCGAGTATAAGATAGCAACTCCTCGATATATGCGTTAAGCCGTTGTTTGTCCGCATCTTCCAAGGGTTTATCTAACAATTCAACATATATTTTATTCGTCTTTGTAAGTATGTCTCGTGGAAAATTAACCATTGTTTTTGGAGGAATATCCCAAATATTTAAAAAAAGTGGGATACAACCATTCGCCAAAATTTCGTAGTGGCGCATACAATCCCATCCACCTTTTTTTTCAGTTATACCAAAATAACTGTCTTGATATCCTTTGTAATAATCTTCTTCGGTCTTATAAATATAGGTTGATAAATCGCCCGGTATTATATGAGCAAGAAACCGAGTTTTTGGTGGAAATGACGACACTATTTTTTCAGGCGGCATCGAGAACGATATTGGAAAAATAGGCATATTATAGGATAAATAAATAGGATGTATCTATATTTTTTTATTTGCAAAATCAAATCAAATCTAATTGAATGCGTTGATTTCGAGCAGAATATCTGACGGCAGCAAAACGGTGTCGTCGCGTAGAATGTCGTCCAATGTTTCGGCTTTTACTATCCAATCATACGGCATGGATACAGTTCCTCCCATTCGAATTCCGTATGTGTATTCATAATGTTTCAGGCGAAGTGTTTTGTAATCGGATGCTTCTCGGCATAAAACGTCAATTACCGTCGCTCTAAATTTTTACCATTAATATCGCAAAAATTGTATCTAGTGTCTGGGCGTAATATAAATTTCATTTTAGTTATATATGTTTTTGATTTATTTATTTTTACTTGTGCATAACATTGGGTTTCAATTTTATGCGCTTTTACACGTAAACCGTCCCGATAGGACCCATCATCCCATATTCGTCCGTGAATTCACGGTAATGGACGTGGCTAGTAATTTGTTTTCCACTTGGAACGACATAGTCGGTTCCCTTATTAAACGACAGTGTCGCAACACCTTCACCATCGGCTATAACAACGCCACTGTTTTCAAATTTGGCGTAAGCATCGCGCACATTAATCTCGGAGTCGTCGCCAGGCAACGCAGACCAATACGCAACCTTGGCCCCCGGCGTGACGTTCACCTTCACAATGGTGTCACCGCTATGCGCCTTCAAAGGCACTAAAGTCCCGGGTAAAACCGACTCCCCAAGGAAAGGTAGCCATGTGGTTCGGTCAAATAGGAGACCCAGCGCACAGACACCAACAACCACGTATACAAACTTGTCTAAACGAAGACGCGTCTTAAATCGGTCGGAAAGCATGCGGTTGATTTTATCAACAATGTTGTAATCAAATGCGGTCAGACCCCAATTAAGGCCGCCGATAATTAAAAAAAACACGGCGATTATTCGTATTGTGTGTCCAATCATTTATAGATTACATGAAGATTTTTATCTATGTGTAAAAATACTAGTAATACTGCGATTATTTGGCGACAAGTCTGTAGCACAAACGCATTTTTCTAACATATCAATGTTGTTTTTTTTACATTTATAACACATCAACGCATTTTTTTTTCGTTCATATATTTGTAAATTCATAATATTCTCATTCAAATATTTTTTTTTATTTTCAGCTAACAAATCACACTCAATTTTTTGGGTTGCTTGATATTTTTCCAAAATATCGATTGTCGTATCTTTTGTATCAATATATTCAGATCTATACGATGTGTGTAAGTCTTCACAAACATATACTCCACCAGAATTCAAATAAGGGAAAAAGAATCCAAGAGATGTTTGTTGATGTGAAGTCATATGTGACCCATCTTCAATTATAATATCAAATTTTATATTATTAAATATTTTTTGTAAATTACAAAAATTATCTTGGCTACACAAGTATGTATTTACATTATTTCCTAAATTAAGATCTACACTTTTGGGGTTTATATCTATTGCATAAATTGTTGATTCTGGAAAAAACTCTTTTAACATTAAAATAGAGTTTCCCTCACATATTCCAATTTCTAAAATATTTATGGGTCTGTGTAAAAATCTTTCAAAATAACTATTATAAAATTCTGTAAACAAATGAAAATATGCTTTATCAGTTTGGTGTTTTAATCCAATTTCTGTTAATTTTGAATGCATTTTTAATATATAATTTATATTATTTGTTTTATATTTATTTTTCTTAATTTGTTAATAATTTAATCGATTGATCATTATTTTGTATGACATATAATTTCTTTTATTTTATCGAAAATCGTCATATGCTAGATACTAGAATAAACCTTTATATATTTATAGCTTGCTACCTTGTCTTTTTACAAAATCGTATTTAATACTTGAAAACGCATATGAATAAGCAAATTGTAATCCAACAAAAACAAGAGACAATAGAGGTATTGCCCATAACACCATCTGATTCATCACGACGCCCATACTTATTAGCATCAACAATCCCATTAATAAAACGGTTGCTACTATGAACGAAACATTAAACATGAAAACATTATTTTTATGGTATTTAGACAATGGGATATCGTATGTGTTTTGTTTTTTTATCATGTAGCCGTAAGTATCGACCATGCGAATTAGACTGTAAAGACTGAAAAATATTATTATAAATAATAAAAACTTGAGTACACCATTTGGTGTTAGAACCGATAACAGATTTAAAGGTAATATGCTGTCGATGAATACGGTGTATGTGCCGCGATTTAACCCAATGTAGAGGATATTTACCAAATACACAATTAGTAACAAAATGTATCCGATGTAGTGAAAATGTGTTTTCATGACAAATGTGAGCGCGACTATGTAAAAAATGAGAAATATGATTGAAAAATTACAGCCGTCCATCTTGTTAAAGATATATATTGACCTAAGAATATTTATTCGACTGATAAGAATATTTATTCGACCCTAAGAATATAAACATATGTATCCAGACCTATATTATGTCTAACCAGTGCGTATTCTCAAACGACAACAATACCGTCATCACATTAGTTGATCACCCTTTTTCAAATATATTTGCAGGACGTAATAATCACGAAGTCCTATTTCGGCGTATAAGCACCTTCCTCATTCTTCGAGGGGACATTTGCGGCAATATCATCGATTTGGGGGCGTGGATTGGCGACAACACTGTCCCATGGGCCAAAAATATAGGCATCGACAATATGGTTTACGCAATCGACCCATCCACTGAGAACTGCGACTTTATCAAACAGACTTGCTCATTAAACGGCATCACGAATGTAGAGGTTATTCAGACGGCTATAAGCGACAAAAACGAGATGTTATCCACGAGCGATGATTTGACGCACTGTTCGTTCTTGTCGGAGGGGGCACACAAGGTTAGTGCCGTCACTCTTGACCATTTATTTCAAAATAATATGATCAAAAATGTGGGATATATTCATTTGGATGTAGAGGGGCTTGAATACAGGGTTGTTTTGGGCGCCAATGAATTGATTGATTCAATGAGACCTATTGTCGCATTTGAACAACATTTGGAAACGGACAACGTGATGGAATTGATTGGACACATGAACAATAAACAATATGTGGTATTTATGATAGATGAAGTGTTGCCGGGGTGTAGGCCAGATTGTCGAAATTTCTTAGCATTTCCGAATGAGAAGTTTGATGGTAAGATGGTGGACGAATTAAATGTGTTTATTGGACGCCCCGTCTTTGTATAAGAATAATTATTCGACTCCAATAATATTTTTTTCGACTCCAATAATAATTATTCGACTGAGAAGAAAGAATAATTTATTATAAACAGTTAAAGGTATAATATTATAAATCCATAGACAATGGATTTTATAAAGAAAAGTATCAGCACCATTGATAACGCGATTGAAATCAATAAATTAAAGGATTTACGAGCCGAGTTGTCGGATAAACGTATCAAAATGTCCGACAAAATCAAAAAGTATGATTTCCAAGCGGATTTTAGGCGGGTGTTGGAGCAAAACGTCCAGGCCAGCGCAAACACGATTGCTGGAATCAAGCAGCATTTTTTTTTGGACAACATCGAAATCACAGACACGACTACGGCGGAAGAATTTTCCCAGAAAAACGCGAGCCCCTATTTTACCAGTTTGTTTCAGTTATACGTTAACGCGATTGCTTCGCAAAAAGTATTCATCGAAACCATGAATGAAATTGACTCGCACTTAAACATTGATAAGGTAACGTATCAAACAAAATTAGAGGAGTTGGACAAGCAACTCGAGAGCACCAACGCAAAGTTGAAGAAGGTAAGGGACAAACAGTTTAAATAGAGGGCTTACAATAATAAATCTATGTTTATTATTATACATAGATTTTTGTGATTTTTATTTTTCTTTTCGGTCGGTCTAATAATTTGCTATAAATAAAATATAATACTATTTTTACAATAAAATAATATTATAGGTATGAAATTATTATTAATTATTTTATTACAATGTATTGCGATTACAAACAGTTTTAGTTTATACAATTCGAATGTGTTTAATTCGAATGTGTTTAATTCGAATGTGTTTAATTCGAATGTGTTTAATTCAAATGCCTTTAATTTGGGTTCAATCCCAATAAAATATTGTAATAGTTTTCTTTCGTATTCGATGAGTCAACCACCGAAACTTTCGGCAAGTCCTTCGCACAAAAATAATTATCTTTCATATGTTGTTTCAAATGATCTAATATTATCATCGCATAACAGCTTTTATTTTATATCTTCGGCAAGTCCTTTGCATAAAAATATTTTTATTTCATATTCCAATAATCAACTCACTTATCTTTCATATGTTGTTTCAAATGATCTAATATTATCATCGCATAATAGTTTTTATTTAATATCTTCGCAAAGTCCTTCTCCAAGTCCCTCGCTTCCGCTTACACCAAGTCCCTCGCTTCCGCTTACACCAAGTCCCTCGCTTCCGCTTACACCAAGTCCTTCGGCAAAACCTTCGGCAAAACCTTCGGCAAAACCTTCGGCAAAACCTTCACCAAAACCTTCACCAAAACCTTCGCTTCCGCTTATACCAACACCTTCGCCAAGTCCTTCGGCAAAACCCTCGGTAAGTCCAATCTTTTCATTCGACACAAAAATAGCATTTAGTAATTTCAACTCTGCTGAGCTCGACATAGAGAGCCAAAACGCAGTTATTATAGCAAGCGCCGACGCAATGAATATCAGCGCGTCTTTTGTAAAATACATCGGAACAATCGTCCAGACAAGGCGTCGCCTATTAAATAAAGTCTTCAATTTGATAGTATTATTACAAACAACCATTCCTCTAGAAGGACAATTCGCCAGTTTCCAATCAAACCCAAGTGCGCTGTATTTGTCTTTAACCGCTAATCTAGAGAAATCAGTGATCTCGGGAGAATTTGTAAAAGCATTAACCCCTAGTTTTGCGAATTCCACCATTTTATCAGTTGAAAACGGCAAATATGTTGTTATTTCACCGCCTATCCCAACAAAAAAAACAGGTGATCTATCAATACTTTACGTTGTATTATTTTTGCTTGGAATACTTGTCTTTGTAAAAATTGGCTATGATGTTCAAACCAAACAAAAATGGTATAAAAAAAGCGTATTGATATTACAAAACGTATCTAAAAAAATAAAAAAAAGACGTGATCAAAAACATCGTATCGATAATTTAAAATTTTTATATGAACATAATAATACTTCGCAAACAGTTGTTACTGAAAAATCAATTGATCATGAAGAAATATTTTGTTCTATTACGGATTGGAATGCGTATAATGAAAATGCGAAAAACCAAGAATCATAAAAAAATATAAAATTGAACACCTTTTTTATATATGGTAAAAAAGCATATATAAAAGTTTAGCTTGGTACTTTAAAAACCAACAATATATTTATCTAAAATGGAAAATCAACCCAAATTTACTAATAACAAGACCCCCGAATTATCATCGGAACAGTGTAACAGTATGCGTCTTACGTGTGCGTGGATACCTAATGAAACTTTATTCGACTTCGATTCGATGATCGACGTCGAAGCATTTGATGCGACCAAAG